CGCTAATGCGGCGATCATTCCGTCCGGCTTTCAAGTTTCGCCCGGAACATACCCGGAGTTGGAATGGCCGAGCCTGCTTCGCCTTGAACTAATGGACCGGGTTGAAGTGTGTTTCGGGGACCCTGCTGAAATCGGGCCCTTTAATCCTCGGCTCGATGTCACGAGTCTGCTTCAAACCATCGAGATCAACGCAACCCCTTCCCAATGGATTTGGAATCTGTCCACCACAGGCCGCACCGAACCGACAAACTATTTCCGGCTCGACATCGACGCCCTCGATGACTCTACGAAAGTGTTGGGTTTCTAATGCCGACTCCGAACATCAAGACGTTCGTCGGGGCCACCGTTCTCACCGCTTCCGACGTAAACGATTACCTCATGAAGCAGACGGTCATCTATTCAACGTCGTCGCTTCGCCCGACGTCTCCCCAAGATGGAATGACCATTTATGAGAGTGATCTCGACCGTTACAAGACTTACCACGGCGGCGGATGGTATTGGCCTGCCACGATTGGTGTTTGGAATGGGAGCACCGCCGAAGGCACGTTCTCCCCTGCGTTAATCACCGCTAACCGCAGTTTCACGCTCCCCGATGTCTCCGGAACGGTCATCACTACCGGCAACCTTTCGAGCATCACCGCCGTTGGAACCCTGACCTCCGGAAGCATCCCCGCAACACTTCTGACCGGGACCGTTGCCTCCGCCCGTCTTTCCGGGTCGTACACCGGAATCACGGCTGTTGGAACCCTCACGTCCCTCTCGATCAGCGGCACGGCAACAGTTAATGGAGTCTTAAATGTTGATGGGGCCTCTAGTAGCAACATTCGAATAGGTGACTGGACTAACATTCCGGCCTATTCCGCAATCGGAACGGATTGGGGCTATCTGCTTCTCGGGCAGTCGTTTGACCTAAACGTTTATTTAAGGTCGATTTACGGTGTGGTTTACATTGGAACCGAGGCTAGTAACACCATTGCCGTTTCCTCAACCCAAGGGCAGTTGTTGGATGGCTCCGCCGGTACTCCCTCGCTGACCTTTCAGAATGACACTAACACGGGAATCTACAGAGCGTTTGCCGATTGGTTGAACATCACTTGCGGCGGCTCCGGTATGGTGACGTTCACGACCAGCGGCGCATTCTTTGCTACGAACACAACTACTTCAACGGTGACGTGGAGAGTGGACACCTTCAACCGCTTAGGAACCCCGACATCGACAAGAGTTAGCAAAGACAACATTACTGATTTGGCAGACGATCAGGCCCTAACGATTGTCCGCTCATTACGGCCTCGAACGTTCACTTGGAAGCCGGAGCCTGATGACAGCGAATACCTTTCCCGGCTTAAGTCGATCTCGGTTCAAGCGGGTTTCATCGTTGAGGAAATAGCGGAAACGAGTCTCCCGTTCTCGATGCTTGAATACAAGCCGGACATTACTGAGGGCATGACTGAGGACCAACAACGAGCCCGAGCAACCGACCTTGCGAGTTACGTTCCTTACTATTGGAAAGAGGCTCATCTGATCGCTATTCTGACCCAAGTGGTAAAGAATCTTGATAACCGTATTACGGCATTGGAGGAATCGTGATGGAACGACAGATTGACGCTCAGAAAGTGATCGACTCGCTCACCCGGCAGATTGCTGAAATGGCCGGAAAGATCGCCGTCCTTGAAGCCCTGCTCAATCAGGGCCCGGAACAGAAGGGGGCTCCCGATGCCGTTCAAGTTGTGGAATAGTGCTGAAACGCTCACGTCGAGCGATGTCAATACTTACCTTGGGAAACAGTCGGTGATCACTTGTACGGCGGCCACCCGGCCAACGACCGGGCTCATCGAGGGAATGACGATTTACCAAACGGACACCGACAACCTTTGGTTTTATGACGGGGCAACATGGATGCCCGCCACCGGACTCCAACCGATCAAGCCAACGTCGGTAACAAACGGTTCAATCTCCGGGAACGTGGTGACGGTTGGAACTAGCGTTTCATCAGTAACGGTGAACGGTGTATTCACAGGTAACTATTCCAACTATCTTGTTCAGATGACAGGTGGCACAGTTTCGGCATCAACCGACATTTGGATGAGGCTTGCTACGGGAGGCACCGCCTCGACAACCGGCTATTACGGCTTCCTAGTTTACGGCAACGTCGGTTCGTCAACAGTTCTAGGTTCGCCCCGCAATAACGAGACCCGTTGGAGTTGGATGGGCGGTGCGCTCGGCGGCCAACTAACCCACGCTCAGGCTACGCTTTACAATCCATTTGGTGCCACTTACACAAAGATCACCAACGGGGCGTATCAGTCCAGTAACGAATACGGCAACTTCAACGGCGAACACCGTGTAGCAGTCTCTTACAACGGCTTTGTGCTCGGAGTGGACACCGGAACAGTTACAGGTGGTTCGATTCGAGTCTACGGTTACCGTTAGCCTCCATTACGAAGGCCACCCGGTTTGATAAGGTGGCCACTCATGGGACGTAAATACACGGGTTGGGACGGCAACGCTTCGGGCCGTCGAGCAGGCACCGAAAAGTTCGTTCAACTCCTTTCCGCCCGTTTCGGGAATGGCGTGTGGAACAACGGCACTTGGAATGTTCGCAACATGAGAGGCTCCGAGAAGCCGAGCGTTCACGGGACAGGCCGAGCCGCCGACGTCTCTTGGCGAAAGAACGGTTACAAAGGTTTCGGGGATTATGAAAAGGCAAAGGCCGTTCTCGACTTCCTCGTGGCCTACGCCGAACCTTTGCTGATCGAGGAACTTCACGACTATTACCTAATGCCTTACGGTCGAGGGTGGCGTTGTGACCGGGCCGCTTGGAAGATTTACGACAAGCCGAGCATCGGAACCCCGGGTGGCGACTGGTGGCACATTGAGATTGCGCCAACCTACGCTAATGACCCCGGCTATTACGACCGGGTGTTTCGGGAGATTGCTAACGGCACGATCAAGCCGGGTGCGGTTGTCCCTGCTCCCGCTCCGGCACCGAAGCCCGCTCCGGCCCCGAATCCCGGCCCTATGAAGTTTAACTATCCCGGCAAGGCTCTAAAAGTCGGGTCGAGTGGAGACGCCGTAAAACTCGTTCAAGCAGTCCTTGGCCTCACGGCGGACGGCAAGTTTGGTCCGGTGACGAAAGCCGCCGTGGTGAAGTGGCAGGCCGCTAATCCTTCGGCGGGACCCGCTGACGGAATCGTGGGGAAGCAAACTTGGTCCGTCATGTTCCCCGCCTGAACATTCGAAGGACGCTCCGCCGCTTCTCCCGGGTCATCTTTGTTGGGTTTCTAATACTCGCTTGGATGAGTAGCCCGGCTCGGGCCCTCCCGGAACTCATCGACATCACCAACGAGCAACCGGCGGTTGATTACGTCATTGGGCTCGATGGCAATACTTTGCTCCACGTCGAGTTCAATAGCAATCGGCCCTGTTCCCAATACGGGCTTGACCCGATGCTCTTTCTGCTCGATCAGACTGGCGGAACCGTCGCTTTCGATGATGACGGCAATCATTCTGCTGAAAACTGCGTTGGGGCCAAACTCCATTTGACCCCGCCCGCCGGGACCTACACCCTTCGGTTTACCCGTTACGGCAACACGACCGGCACCGGATTCGTCCTTTCCGGGACCGAATACGTCCCACCCGTTTCCACCGTCCCGGAACCGGAAACATCAACCACCGTCATCGAGATCACCACAACCGTTGCCGAGGTTGCCCCGACCGAACCGGAGAATCCCACGAGCACCGACTCCCCGGCAACGACGGTTGCTGAAACGGTGGGCTCCATTCCAACGACCGACCCTTCAACTACGCTTGTACCGGAGACAACAGGGGTAACGACGACATGGGCCGAATCCACGAACCCGACGACGACGCTTTCTACTATTGCCCTCATTCCGAATGTGCCTGCCACGACAACGATGACGACATCGACGTTGAGCCCGACGACCTCGGAAACGACTTCCACACTTTCCAACGGTTCCGAAACCACCTTCGCCGCCGCTCCGGACGACTTCGAAACCATAAGTGATTCGTCGGGGCCTGACCTCGCCACCCCGACCGCTCCGCCGCTCGACGCTTCGGAAGATGAGAAACGAGAGTTCGAATCTGAGGTGAACGTCTTTGGTGGCGGATTTGACGACTACGTTGCGGCGGGCTCCAACGTCACGGTGGCCGAACGGCGTACACTTATTGCGGTTGCGGCGACTCTTTCCACGATGTCCGGCGTAACGGGCATTAGGAGAAAGGGGCAGGGTTGAAACTTGTAAAGTATTTTTCCGATCAAGCGTGGACGCTTGCGGGAACGGGCATTGTTCTCATCACCCTCTCCGGCCAAACCCGCACTTGGGGCCTTTGGATGTCCGGGGCCGCCGTCGTGCTCCACGCCCTTTCCTATGTTTTCCCGGAGAATGACAATGTTTAGAACTCTCTCATTGCGAATCGGAGCCGTGTTCGCCTATTCCTCGATGGCCATTATCGGCGGGGCCTCCATTCTCGGCGGCATCCCCGTTTGGAAGGCGGCGGTCCTCGCTGGCATTACCGCCGCCGCCCAAGTGATTCAGAAACTTGCTTCCGCCTACGCCGACGACGGAAAGATCACCAAAGCCGAAATCGACGAAGCGTTTAACGGGACAAAGGGTGCGTAATGGACCCGTGGTGGGTTGCTATTGCCGTTGCGGTAATCGGCGGGCCCGTTATGTGGTTCCTGAACCGGCTTGACCGGAGAAACACTAGCCAACATCAAGCCTCGCTCACGGTCTTGGAGGAAACTCGAACCCTTGTTGGAAATGTAGATTCGAAGGTGGACAAGTTGGAGGCCAAGGTAGACAATCTCGATGACCGAATCTTTAGCCACGTCGAAAACCACGAGAAGGGGCCCTTCGTGGCCTAATGCCTATTGTGCCCAATGCGATGTCCTTTGGGATGCCGGGGCACTCGGGGAGGGCTGTTGGGTTTGCGGGGCTCCTTGGGGCAAATACAAGCCAATCCGGACCGATTACGAACGACTAGCCGGGGAGATCGACCGTTTCCTTTGGGCGGGGGGCTGAGATCACCACGCTTCCGCCCGCTAACGCCGTTCCTCTCGACGGCGGAGCATCCCGCTTTACCGTCGGCGGTCCCTTCCGGGCCGTAGGGCCCGGCAACACCTGAACGGGCACCCGAAGTCTGTCCGGCGTGGTGGAGCATCCTCATTTGGAGGCGTTGCCCGTAATGAGGTACCGGGCGAGCCGGGCCGACGTCTCGAAGTGGTGAATCCCCTTCTCCTTCGGGTCATACCCGGCCCAAAGGCCGCCGCCATACCGGAACCATTCTCGGCTCCCGATTCGGGCGAGGATGTCGAGAGCCCGGTAACGGGGTGATCGGTTAAAGGTCACTTGGACTTTCACCTCATACCTCCTTTCGGTCTAGGAATCGGCGGGCGTGGGCCATCCGGATTGCGGCGGCTTCACGCTGTTCCTCCGTCATCTGCTTCCGAGGCTTCCGGGTCTTAGCCGGGTGGCACCGGTGCGGGCGGAAACTCCGGATGTGTTCCCGGCCCGGCAGTCCGCCGAACACGACGATTGCCCCGTCGGGCTCGTAGACATAGCGGAACTTCCAAAGGCCGGGCTCGTTGTCCACGGCGATCAAGGAATCTCGTTCGATGTCCTTGCCGTCGAGAACGGCGGTTGCCCGGTGCGGCAGATTCGGCGGAGGAATCTGCTTTCTCCGGTAGGTGGTTGTGGTCATGGCTCCCTTTCTGTCGGTCGGTGTGATTGCCATACCCCAATCATAGTCGATGGTTTCCGGCCTGTCAAGTCTTTATTTCCCGAAATGGCCGATAGCGGGAGGTTTCTCGAAATGAAACGCCTGCTAACAGACGTATTTCAGAAATGTTTGCTGATTTCTCAAATAAAGACTTGACACCGCCGTTTCTCTCCCCTATGATTAAGGTATGGCAAACACACCGACTACCGAAAGGACCCCTGCCATGAATACAGCAATCCTCAACACCATGAGCGAACAGATCGGGAGAATGACCCTGTTGGCCGTCTCCGGCGGGAGGCGGGTGGCCGTTTCGGAGAACGTGCTCGAACTCCCCGTCGGGAAGGGCTACACCGTTCGGGTAACCTACAACGCCTGCCCGGACCTTTACACCGTGGAACGCCTGTTTCGTCGGGCCGGGAAAGAGTGGAACAAGGGCACCCTGACCGACATCTACGCCGACGAACTGTCCGAAGCCTGTTACGGGGCGTCGTGCTTCATCTCTTACCCCCACGTCATCGACAATCGTTGGTCGGACGTGGCCGAATGAGTCGAAGCCCGCACCGCCGCCGATGGGCCAACAAGACTTACGAAGCGGAGGCCGTCTATTGGCGAAACCTCCCGCTCGAACATGAGGCCCGGCGGCAAGTGACAGTCGAACACGCCAACGAGATCACCAAACGGTTTCTCCCTGACTACACCGTCACCCGAAGCAAGGGGTTCGGAACCGCCTACTGCTGTTGGGACCGGCGAGAAATCAAGATTGGCGGCATGGCCCAAACGTGGCTCGTGCTTCACGAAATCGCTCACGGGTACGGGAGGGCCACCGACAAGCACAACGCCGCTTTCCGGGGCCGCTACGCCTGTCTCGTGCGAATCGTGTTGGGCGACGACACGGCTGACGGACTCCGCAAAGCGTTTGCTGATCTCGGGCTCGACATCGGCCCGGAGGTTCTGCCGACGCCGCAAACAACTTTGCCACACCCGCCGAGTATGAAGGAGACGGCATGAACCAACCGACCCTGTTTGACCCTCCCGAACCGACCCCCTTCGAACGGGGGATGGCCGGGAGCGAGAAGGCCGCCCGCAAGTGGACCGACGATCAGGTTCAACAGGTGGACCAAGCGATTCGAGACTGTGCGAAGTTCTGCCCCGAGTTCACCACCGACGATGTTTGGGCCCGACTCCCTAAGGAGTTTCCGGTCACCAAAGGAATCGGCTCCCGTCTCAACTCGTTTGCTCGAAAGGGACTCATCCGGGCGACCGACCGGACCCGAATCAGCAAACGGGACAACGAACATGGTCACGGGCAACGCCTGACCATTTGGCAAAGTCTCTAACAAGGAAAGGGAAACATGAAACAAGACAACAGAGAACTCGCTTCCAAATGGATAGCGCAGTTCGACGAACGCCTTTCATGGCTCGAACAGACAATCGAGGACATGGAGGCCGAGGACCGAATCGCCATTTGTGCGGCTCTTGGGGAACGGCGCAAGAGACTGGCCGACCTGCTGAATCTTGCGGATGACATGAACGCTCGGGTCATTCAGGACAAGGGGTTGAAGCAGGTCACAATCGAGGGAATGGAAGGGATGCTCGTTGTCGAGGTGTCGAATCGAGCAACACATTCCGACGTCAAGCGTGACGAACTTATTTCCGCTGTCGAGCGGGCCGCAAACGACCCGAAGGTGAGACTCGACCCGGCTACGGGTGAAATGGTGGACCCCTTCGAGATGAGGGTGCGCCTGTTCAAGACCTGCTTCCGGCTTGAACCTCGTTGGACTGACCTTAAAAAGTTCGGCATAACCGCCGACGAATACGCTTCGACCGTTTGGAAGCGGGCGATCAAGACGAGCAAGGCGGTGGGGTTGTGAGTCTCGTGCCCGTGTCAAACGCCCCGAACCTGACGTTCGACGACATCCTCCGCCAAGCGGACATTCTCGCCCAATCTCGAATCATCCCAAGGGCCTACCAAAATCGGTCCGCCGACATTGTGGCCTCCGGCCTCGCCGGGCTCGCTTTCGGGTGGGACGTGATGACAAGCCTTCGGAACTATCACGTCATCGAAGGAACAGCCTCGTTGCGGCCCGAAGCGATGCTCGGACTCGTGCGAAAAGCAGGGCACTCGGTTATGCTTTCCATCGTCGAGATTCCCGACCGGCCCGGCAAACGGGTGGCGGTGGCGCAAGGTATCCGAAAGGACACCGGGGACGAACACACCGCCACGTTCTCCACCGACGACGCCAAAGCCGCTAACCTGCTTGGAAAGAACAACTGGAAGCAGTACGAATCGGCCATGCTCCAATGGCGGGCCGTTTCAAGCCTCTGCCGGGTACTGTTCCCCGACGTGGTGCTAGGGGCCGGATACGTCCCCGAGGAACTAGGCGGCGAAACGATGTCTGTCGAAGTCCCTTCTGACGATGACCCCCTCGATGACCCTCTCATTCGGTCCGCCGAAGCGAAGCGGTTACTGATCGAGGCTTGCGAAGGGGACAAGGACAAAGCCCGACGCTATTGGGGAGATCGAGGGACCAACCCTCTTTCGCTGTCGGCACTCGAAGCCATCCTTCAGCAGATTGACCAAGACGACACCGTGATTGACGCCGAGATCGTCGAACCCGAGGCTAAGGCTCCTACGGTCACCCCGGCACCTTTGGAACCCGCAGACGGCAAGGAAATTGAGGTGGTGGACAATCTGACTCTCGTGGTGGAGAATCTGACTCTCGTTGAACAAGCCCTCGATCACCTTAAGGATGCTTTCCCGGGTGTCGAGACACTTAGCGAATGACGGTGTAGGGTGGCGGACTCCGCCGCCACCACTAACACCGATGAACAGGGAGGGGGGCTGTTCATGGCCCAACGGTATCACGGGCCAAATCGATCACTATGAACGCCGACATCACCGTTACAAGCGACATCGGGCCATTTGCCCTGATTCCCGAATGGGTCATTGACCTCGATGTCTCAACAGGGGCGTTCCGCCTCTACGCCGTCCTTTCCCGGTACGCCGATTGGAACGACGGCACCGCCTTTCCAAGCCGTCAGACCCTCGCCACAAGGCTCCGATGCTCCACCGACAGCGTTGATCGTTGGGCCGCCGAACTCGTTGCGGCTAAGTGTCTGCTCATCGAGAGACGTATTCGCACCGGGCAGACCGGGAACGTGCGAAACATCACAAACCTGTACCGGGTGCTCCGCATTTCTCCGGCGGGCCGCAAAGATGAGGGTAGCCGCAACGATACGGCTACCCCTAGCCGCAACGGTACGGCCACCGGTAGCCGCAAGGATGCGGCCCAAACGATAACCATTGACCTAGACCCACCTACCAAGAGCGAAGTGGTGAAAGTGTTCGAGGCATGGGTAGCGGCAACCGGCAAAGACCCGGGGCGCACGAGACTCGACGACAAACGACGGCGAAAGATTGTCGATGCCCTGAAGACCTACCCGGTCCGTGAGGTGATCGAGGCCGTCGAAGGGTGGAAACACTCACCGTTTCACAACGGGGAAAACGAGCGGGGAACAATCTACAACGACCTCACCCTCATTCTCCGGGACTCCGCTAACATCGAACGCTTCCGGGACCTAAGAGTTCAACACCGGGCCAAAGAGATTCAACAGTCGATTCCTAAATGGGAGCCCTGCGGAAAGAACGGTTGCCGGGACGGGTGGCTCATCAAAGTGGGCAAAGACGGATACGAACGGGCCCACCCCTGCCGATGCCGCTCATGAAACGTTCACCGCTTAAACGTTCCTCGACCCCCCTCCGCCGGACACCGATTCGAAAGCAGTCCGCAAAGCGGGCTAAAGAACAACGTTTGCGAAGTGCCTTTGTGAAAGACATTATGGAACGGCGACTCCGATGCGAAGCCGGTTTGCTGATCGTCTCCAACAACCCGGAGCACCGTTGCCAAATCACGCCGGTCGATGTTCACGAACCGCTCACCCGGGCCCGAGGCGGAAGCATCCTCGACCCTGACAATGCCTTGGCGGTGTGCCGAGCCTGTCACGACTGGATTCACCAACATCCGGCGGCGGCTAAAGAGATCGGGCTTCTAAGGTCGAACTATGACAACTGATCTTTGGAGCCTGTTCGACCCGACGAAACCGTGGACCGCAAACGCCGAAAGGACTTGGCATCATTACAAACGAGCCGCCGAAGTTAAAGCCTGCCGCACCCGCTTTTATTATTTCGCCCGCAAAGCAGGGATTCCGCCGCTCGACCGAATAGTGGTGATCGCTCAACCGTTCCGGAAAGATCGCCGCTCGATGCCCGACGTCGCCGCCTGTTTCCCGACGGTGAAGGCCGCCATCGACGGAATCGTTGATGCCGGGGTCATTCCGAACGATTTACCGAAGCACCTCATCGGGCTCGTTTTCATGGCCCCCGAAGTCATCGGTTCCGAAGGGCTTTGCCTCCGGATAGCGGGGCCAAAGCATCCGATTCATGATTTATTTAGAAATCTTCCGGATAGACCTTGACTATGGGCAATCTTTAAGGCATACTTAGAACATGACCGACCGACTCATCTTCGGCACAGCCAACACCGTTGCCTACGCCGAACCGTTCGCCGCTCCGGGACCACCCCCAATACCCCGGAGCGGCACCCCCTCCCGATAATGAAAGGAAAACCATGATAAACCGACCACCGACCAATGCCGAAAGGCTTCAGACTTGTCGAGTTAATGCCGAGGAAACCGCCCGGCTTGCTCTCGACACGGCCAAACTGCTGAAACTGATTGGCGATGAGCGTGACCGGCAGGGCCCCGAAGACGCCTACGACCGACACCGACTTTCGAAGGTCTACCAAGACCTTACGATGAACATGGTCCATCTCTCCGATTGGCTCAGTTTGGAAACATTCTGTCTCGTATCAAACTACCACGAGGTAAAGATGGGCCCAAGGTTTGACAACGATTCTCCGAAGTCCGAAACTGTCGAAAAAGGTTCGGCGGCATGAGGCACCCCGCAACGTCGCCCGATTCGGTGCCCTGTCCATCGTGCGGGGCAACGGTTGGTGAATGGTGCCGCCGCCACGGGGTTTCTCAACCAGGCCCCCTGTTAGCCTGCCCGTCCCGCCAACGAGCAAAGAGACTCCCCAAACCGTGATAACGGACGACCCGGTGTTTCACCCCATCAACCCGGAAGCCGGGTTCTTTTGGTGGATTGAAGCAGTCCGGGCAAAGTTGCCTGCCGGAACGATCTTCGTGGACTCCCTCGATCTCCACCAAACTTATGCCAACGAGGGCATCCTTGGGGCCATCCGCCTAGCACACTCCAACGTCATCGCCACGGCTAAGGGACCGAAATACAAGCCACTCCGGGAGGCTTGGCAACACTTCCTCAACCACCTTTGCGTTCTCGGCCACGAACATCCGAAAAGTCGAAACGCCACAATCAAACTCATAAAGGAAATCCACAATGCCCCAAACTTCTAACCCGCTCGATGAGTCCCATTCGGAAACGTGGGACACCGGGAACCTGCTCCGGCTTCGGGAGAAAGAACTCGACCTTGCTCATGCTGAAATCAAGGAACTGACGGAAACCGTCGCCATGTTGCTCGAAATCATGGGCCGGGTTCAACTGCCGGACATCGAAACACGGGGTTTAGTAAATGCCGTTCGTGCTGATTTGACTCTTGCGGGACGTATCAAATGATTACCCGCCAACGGTTCCGACTTTACCGGCTCCAAGGGGAAACGGATTTCCCAAAGGTGCTCGACGACTTTAAAAACGCCGGGCTTGAACCGCTACTGCTCGACGACGGCACAATCGGCGGGTTCGAGTCCCACCTAACATTTCAACAGTTCATCGAGAAAGTCATCCCCCTGCTCCGCCAATACCATTCCCGGGTTCAACCCGGCTCCCTCATTGAATGGAAAGATTCCCATAATGTGTGGATGACCCGCTTTAACGGTGATAGGGTTCTAACTGTCGTCTCAACCGACCGACACCGACAAGGAGTAACACGATGATTTTCGAAGTCCGAAAGACCGGAAAGCCCGGCGGAGGATGGCTCGTTCAGGCCAACCACACCGTTCAGAACGATGAGATCGCCACCAACCGTCCGATTGGCGTTTGGGCATTCCGCACCCTCGACCACGCCCGCAGTTTCATCGGTGACTTGGTGAAGGTGGACAAGCGAGTTCGAATGACCAAGATCACCGAAGACTTCTACACCTACCGTTCGTGAATGACCGGCCCCTCGATTCCGAAACGGCAGAACGTGAAGCGTGGCTTTAACTAGGGCTAGTCGGGGATGGGTTAAATCGTTCTGTCTCACTCATGGAACCGGACTTTTCCCCGACGAGTTTGAACAGGTCGATGCCGAAGGGGACCCCTGCTTCTCCGCTTTAAGGATTGTCGAAACGGATGAGCACCGTGTTACCGAACTCGATTAAGTCCCGGAATAATCGTCGCTTCCGTTTGTAACTGAATCGCTGACGTTCCGTTAGGCCGCCCCAAACGCCCCAATGTTGATTATTGTCAATGGCATAATCGAGACACTCTTGACGGACCGGACACCGGGAGCAGGCTTCCAAAGCCTCGATTGGCCGGTGCCCTGAAGGCGGAAAAAACAGAGAAATGTCCATTCCCGAGCAGACCGCTTCGGTTATCCACGGGCCTATCGGCGGAGGAGGCTCCGGTAACTCATAATCTATTCGGTCCACAATAGAACGGTACATTACCGACCGGAGAAACGCAGAATGATCGAGGACGTAAACGTTGGTGATCTAACCCGACACCCCTTTAACCCACGAGAGGGTGACATTGGGGCGATTGCGGAAAGTATCCAAATGAACGGATGGTTTGGAACTGTTGTAGCGCAACGCTCGACCGGTCATGTTCTCGCCGGAAACCATCGGCTTGAAGCCGCTCGGCTTCTCGGATTTAAGAGTGTTCCCGTCTATTGGGTTGATTGCGACGACTCCACGGCCAAACGTATCCTTTTAGCGGATAATCGGACGTCGGACCTCGCCACCTACGACATCGAAACGTTAGGCGATTTGCTGAAAGACATGGCCCTAACAGGAAACCTCGATGGAACAGGTTACGACGGGGACGACATCGACGCTTTGCTTCGCTCCGCTAATCGAGTGCCACCGGACTTTGCTGAACCGACCCCGTTCACTCACCGATGCCCGGAGTGCGGCCACCGTTGGCAAACCGGAGGCCCAACATGAAAAGGCGTGGCATTAACCCGGAACAAACGGTTGTAATCGCCGTCCGTGTTTCACAAATCGACCGTGACATTCTCAACCGGGTGGCCGCCTTTGAAAGCGTCACCCTCTCGGACGTTGTAAGGTGGGCAATAGCCGTTTGGGAGGAACAGAATGGTGAACGGATACGGGAAGCAAGTAGCGGAAACCTATAACGCCTTTTATGATACGAAGATTGGGCGGTCCGAGGACAAGGTAATCAAGTCCATCTTTCGCCCGTTCGCAAGATCGGCGGTTGTCGTTGATCTTGGTGCCGGGACTGGACTCATAAAACACCTTTGCGAACCGTTCATTTACGTTGCCGTCGATCAATCCTCACAAATGATGTCGGACCTTGTATCGTCATCGTCCCGCATTGAACCGGGCCACGTTTCCCAAGTTGAGGCCGACTTAAACACTCTTGAAGGCCGCAAGCGGGTCGTTGAACACTCCACCTATCTCGGTTCTGCTGAAACCGTAACTGCTCTTTGGGCCCTCCACGCCTTCCACGATCAAGCCGTTTACAACATGGCCTTCGAAATCCTGACCGAAAACGGGTATGCCCTCCTCCACGGAAATCTTCCGCTCCGACGATTTCGGGCTCCGGGGGCTACCGGCAACGTGACCGACGATTACAACGCCGCTTGTACGGCTAAGGCCATGAAAGAGGCCATGAAACTGGCAGGTTTCCAAGGGGTCCGGCTAATCGGTTGTAATGCGGTTCCCGACTGGTTGAGCAGGGTCCTCCCCGAAAAGGTGATTTCTCGACTCATGCGGGCGACAAGGTTCATCCCGGCCCGTTATCATTACCACGCCGTAGTCATTGGAAGGAAACCGTGAACGCACCGACCCGCCGCCGGGACCTTGGAACAGACGTATTTAACGAGGCCATTAACCGGCTTGTAGAAGTGTATGAACACGGACATCGGGTCGTTGTCTCGTTCTCAACCGGCAAAGATTCCGGAGTGTGTGTTGAACTCGCCGTGATTGCGGCCACGATCACCAACCGCCTGCCCGTCGAAGTGATCATGAGGGACGAGGAAGTGATGTTCCCCGGCTCTTACGAATACGCCGAACGTATCGCCGCTCGACCCGAGATCGACTTTCATTGGATTTACGCCCGGCAACCTGTCATCAACTGCTTCAACCGTCGCCAACCGTACTTTTGGGTATTCGACCCGTTGCTCGACCCCTCCGACTGGCTTCGACAACCGCCGGGCATCGCCTACGAAATCCCCGAAAAGAACATTGACTCGATGGTAACACCGAACCGCTTCCCACCCGCCGAAGGTAAGGAACTGTTTACGGTGATCGGACTCCGCATTTCGGAATCGTTCTCCCGGAGACGTGGCCTATTTGCCTCTAAGGGGCACATTACAAAGCCGCAGAAGTACGGGGTGCGCCGCATCCGTCCTATTTACGATTGGGAGGATGGCGACGTTTGGAAGGCCATCCTCGAAAACCAATGGGATTACAACTCGGCCTATGACGTTCTCCACCGTCACGGGGTTAAACCCGGACAGTTGCGAATCGGCCCGCCGACCATGAACATCCACGGGGCTTCGAACCTCGCTATTGCCCGAACAGCGTGGCCACAATGGTTCGACAAGTTGGAGCAACGCCTCCCGGGTGTTCGAACCGTGGCCCAGTTTGGCCGCCGGGCGGTGACCCCTCGCCGGATGTTGGGCGAATCGTGGGAGCAAACGTTTTGGCGGGAGTGTGTCCACGAGGCTCCGGAATGGATTGCGGAACGGGCCGAGAAGGTCATTAAGACGGTGTTGGCTCAGCACTCCCGTCACGCTTCAACCCCATTCCCGCAAGCGAACAAGTGCTACCAATGCCACGCCGTGATTGGCTCATGGAAAAAGGCCGCCGAGACAATGTACCTTGGGGACCCGTTTGCCGCCGCAACAGGCGGAATGTTGTCCTACGTCGAACCCGAGTTCTTTCGTCCCGGGTCCGGGACGTGGGGCGGTTCCCCAACATGGTGAAACGATGACCGACCCGCTCGATGACCTCTTTGCTGAACTGTCACGCCTAACGTTCCGGGCCACCATGACGTATGACCCACCGCACGAGTACCTAATGAGCAAATCCATTCCGAACGGGCTCGCTGTTTGGCACCGTGTACGTCTTGCCTCACGGGACTTCGGGGTCATCCGGCCTTTCTACAAATCGAAGCAGGTTTGGAAGTATCTCGACTCCCCCGACGGGTACACCTATTGGATAATGCCGAAGTGGTTGCTCCCCGATTGGGAACAGGACTTCGACCCGTCGGACAACTACGTCATTAACCGCCAAAGGACAGACGTGGCAAAGAGTGGGAGGTGGCTCAATGACTAGGGTGATCGTTACCGCCGTTCCGGAGAGGACTCCGACCGTCGAGTACCTTCAGCATCACATTCCAAACTTAGAAATCTGTTGGGATGAGAAAAGATCGCTGATCGACACCTTTCTAAGAGCCTGCCAAATGGCCGGTAATGACCCCGTAATCCGGCTTCAAGACGACATCATCCTGACCAAGGACTTTGTGGCCAAAGTCGAGAAAGTAATCGCAGACCGCCCCGATGACGTAATCCAGTTCTTTTCAATGAGGAAAGATGATCTCACGGTCGGTTCCCGGTATTGCCTTGGCTCGACCTACCTTATGAACCAATGCTTCTATCTCCCGGCAGGTGTCTCGAAGGACATCATCGAGTTCTTTTGGTCCCCGGCTTGGGCCCCCTATTTCGAGGCTCATCCCGACACCGAAGATGATTCAATGATGAGGGAAATGTTCCGTGTCCAACGACGTAAATACTTTCTCCACGTCCCTTCCCTCGTGGACCATCAACGAAGCCGCTCCATTGTAAGCCCGAAACGTTCATCGGCCCGGGTGTCCCTCACCTTCCAAGAGCCCGAATACGAACACTTTCCTAACCCCCCTTCCAACCACTAGACCCAACACGAACAAGGAGAGAACCATGGCAAACAACAAGGGTAAGGCGGTCATCGCCAAGAAGAATCAGGCCCTCGAAAAACTGGAAATCGTTTACGCCCCAGTCACGGCGATCAAACCGAACAGTTACAACCCGAACCGGCAATCCGACGCCGACTTCGACCTGTTGCTTCGCTCAATCTCCGAGGACGGTTTCACTCAACCCATCGTTGCCGTTCGAACCGCCGACCCGGATGAGGCCAAGACCTACCCGTTCACGATTGTCGATGGTGAACACCGTTGGCGGGCCGCAAACCATCTTGGCTTCACCGAAGTACCCCTTGCTGTCGTCCCAATGACCTTGGAGCAGGCCCGAATCGCCACCCTCCGCCACAACCGAGCCCGAGGCTCCGAAGACATCGAACTCGCAACCGAGGTCCTTCGTGACCTTGAACGTCTCGGCGCACTCGATTGGGCCCAAGATTCCCTCCGACTAACTGACGACGAGTTAAACCGTCTGTTGGAGGACATCCCTGCCCCCGAAGCCTTGGCCGCCGCCGCTTTCACCCAAGCATGGGAACCGCAGGCCGCCGTATTCCAAGAGAAAGGCGAAATCTCCGCCGTCACCGGAGGAACCCAACAAGACGCCCTTACCCCCGCCGCTATCGAAGCCGCCCGAGTCCAAGAGAAGCGAATCGCAGAAGCCCGGACCCAAGAGGAACGAGAGCAGATTCAGAAAGAGCGGGCCATCTACCGGCTCAACCTCACCTTCACCAACGACGAAGCAAACATCGTCAAAGAAGCACTCGGAGCCCAACCCGCCGTCCGCCTCCTCGAACTCTGCCAACAGGCACTCACCAAATAACCCTTGGGGTGTCGTTCAACTGGCAGGACAACGGACTTTGAACCCGTAAAGAGGGATTCGAAACCTCTCACCCCAGCCATTTGCTAACCTCGTTTACAGAACACAAGGAGAACCGACATGGCGACACCGAAGCAGGTTGAGGTGGCCCAACGCCGGGCGCAGGCTCTTGAACTCCGGGCGATGGGTTTGACATACGAACAGATTGCGGAGCGGTTGAAGTATTCGGGGCGGGCTCATGCTCATCGGGACGTTCAGGAAGCACTTGCTGAACTGGTGGAGGCTCCGGCGAAGGACCTGTTGGCGGAGGAACTGTCTCGGCTTGAACGGCTCCTTCAAGGGGTGTGGGCGGAGGCTCGAAAGGGGGACACCGGCAAGATCAACACGGTGCTTCGGATTCTCGACGCCCGGGCGAAGTATCTCGGCTTGTACGCCCCTGATCGGGTCCAAGCGGAAGTTTCGATTAACGACCCCGAAGCGGTTGCCAAGAGCATTATCGAGATTGCCGAATCGTTGAAGTCGTGACCGATGCCCGCCGCCCTGTCTAAAGAGCAGGCCGCCAAACAGTTAGCGGCGTTGCCGGTCGAGATTCAGGGCCGTGTTCGATGGCAAATCGTTGGCCGTCCGGAACAGATGCCTCCCCCCGGGGAATGGTATTTGTGGCTTCTAGTGGCCGGACGTGGATTCGGAAAGACCCGCACCGCCGCCGAATGGCTTGCGAACGAGATGGTTACTCGACCGATGACCCGTTGGGCCATCGTTGCCCCAACGTTTGGAGATGGCCGAGACGTCTGCGTTGAAGGGGAGTCCGGCCTTTTAAGCGTTCTCGATCAAGGGGTGCGCTCTTACAACCGGACAACCACCGAAGTCACCCTTCGCAACGGGTCCCGGGCGAAAGTGTTTCCGGCGACTTCCCCGGACCGTCTCCGAGGCCCCCAGTTTCACGGGGCTTGGCTCGACGAACCCGCCTCGTTTCGGTATGGGCTCGCCCTTTGGGACATCATTCAACCGGCCCTCCGTTTGGGAAGCCCCCGAATCGTTGTAACCGGGACTCCGGCCCCAGTCCCGTTCATGCGCCTGCTTATGGGCCTTGTCGATGGGCAGACTGTTCACCTCACCCGAGGCCGAACCTACGACAACGCCGCAAACCTGCCCCCATTCTTGATCGAGCAGTTGCGCCGCCGTTACGAAGGCACCCGAATCGGACGACAGGAACTAGAGGGCGAACTCTTGGAGGACGTCGAAGGCGCATTGTGGACTTACGAAATGGCAACCCGCAATAGGGGAGACGTACCCGCCGAACTGAACCGTATCGTTGTCGCCATCGACCCCGCTTCAACCGCCAAAGAGACTTCGAACGAGACTGGCATCGTCGTCGCCGGAAAGTACGGGGACAAGGGTTACGTCCTAGAAGATTGTTCGCTGAAGGCTTCCCCGCTCGATTGGGCCGCAAAAGCGGTCGCCGCCTACCACCGTTGGAAAGCGGATGCCATTGTCGTTGAGACGAATCAGGGTGGCGACATGATCGCAACGACTATTCGCACCGTGGACTCCACCGTCCGAATCCGTGAGGTTCACGCCATGAGAGGCAAAGCGTTGCGGGCCGAACCTATCGTTTCTCTTTACGAACAGAACCGGATAACCCATTGTGGCATCTTCCGAGAGTTAGAGGAACAGTTGGCCTCTTGGGTTCCTCCGGCGGACTCCCCTGATCGTCTCGACGCCCTCGTTTGGGCCCTAACCGAACTGATGCTGACCAAACAGGCCGCCCCCATTGTCATCCCGTCATCGTTGGAACAGACATCCCCTTGGCGGATTTGACACAAGTGTCAAGTTCGAGGGGTTACGATCAGGCCATGTTCACAAAGCACCCGTTCGCCCCCGACAGGCTTCTAACGCAGAACAGCGAACTCCGGAAGGCCGGAGTGTTTGGTTGGACGCTCCCAGCGTTCATAACGACCCTCTCCGACGGAACCCGCTTCAACTGCTGTCCCAACGCCGGGCCATGCGCCCGAGTCTGTTACGCCCGCTTCGGCACCTACCGCTTTCGGAACGTCATCGACCGCCACGTTTGGAATCTCGAATACGTCCTAATCCACCCCGACGCTTGGCAAGAGCAAATGGTTCACGAGATCAGTCACCGCCGAATGGACCCGACGTTCAAGCCGCACGACCTTGACCACGACCCTGCCGACCGATGGGTTGCCGGATGGGTTGCGAACGGGGGCCGAGCGGTTCGAATCCACGACTCCGGCGACTTCTTTACCCGGGACTACTTGAACCGCTGGTTCGAGATCGCCCGCACCCGCCCCGAAGTCCTGTTCTACGCCTACACTAAGGAGGTTGAGATGGTTCGCCGGGCCCTCCCCGGAGCCCCCGCAAACTTCCGCCCGATCTTCTCCCTCGGCGGCAAACAGGATGCCCTCATTAACCGGGACACGGAACGACACGCCGACGTATTCCCCACCGAGCAGGCTCTTGAACAGGCCGGGTATTACAACCAAGAGGTGAACGACCTTCTCGCCGCCGTCGCCCCATCGGTCCGCATCGGCATCGTTCAGAACAACATTCCGGTAGCCGTCAAGAGGTTCGGTGGCCGCTCGATGAGTCAAATGATTGACCGGGAAACCCCTGCTCCTTCATAAAGTTTTCGGGTATCGCAAGAAATCCTAAATACTCGCTGGACATCGACCGTCGGCCCCCGTATGATTTGAGCATGGCAACACCGACCACGCCGGAAGCCGTCACCTAGTCCCGGGGCGCAACATCATCGAATGGATGGCCGAATGACCACAATCCGCAAAGCGGAGGAACACCGTCCCATCTACGTTATCGCCGGTGAGATTTGGGATGATTGGAGTAATCCGTACTGCGGTGCGGTTCCCTACTTAGAAGCCATGTCCTGCTTGGATAGCATTAACGATGACTACGGGTCGGATAGGGCCCGTGTCGTGGTCATGTATTTCCTCGCCAATGCCAATACTTGGCGAGGCGAAACGGCTCGTCGGATAAAGTCCGAACTTAAGAGGCTTATCCCCTCATGACCGGATACAAGGAGCCTGACATGAGATTCGACCAATACCCCGCCGTTCCGGCTCCGACACCGGAAACCCTCGCCGTGATTGTGGAGCGAACCCACAACACGATAATCAAAGGGCCGGTCTACAAGGCCCGGGCCTATTTCGGGGACGTCCGAACAAGTCTCTATTGCGGCCACCGGCACGTTACGCCTCACGTCGCCCACAAATGCGCTTCCAAGTTGTACGCCGAGACGTTAGAAACCATCCGGAACATGGAAGGTGTGATTGACGTGACGCTTTCCGGTGACATCCAACGGGTGTACGACATCATTTTAAGCACCGACCCGGACCCGGAGGGGCGGCACAGCAGTTACGACAGCGTTCGCTTCTACGTTATGGCCGAATATGTTGAAGGGGGCGAGGAATGACAGAATGGTTCCCGCCTTCGCACGTTCGACGTCGATGCCCGAAATGCGGGGCATGGTTCCAAATCCCGGTGTCTGACATCCCGCCGTTGATTGCGGGCCTCAGGCGGCGAAATAGAACCCAATGCGCCGAATGTACGGCTACGTCCTCATCGAGCCCGGATTGCTAAACTTCCGCCATGCGGCAACTCATCCTCTTGCTCATCTTGACAGGGTTCGCAACCTCGACCTATTGGAATGTTCGAGATTGACGGCCACGAAACCCCTAGCGTGTCTTTTCCTACAATCTAGTTTGAGGGAGCAAACATGAGAGTCATTTCATACGGGGGGGTGTTCAATCCACGGCCCTGATTGTTCTCGCTGTTACGGGGCGAATACAGGCCGATGCCGCCGTGTTTTCTAATGTCGGTGACGACGCCGAACACCCAACAACCCTCCGATACGTCCGAGAGATTGCTATTCCTTATGCGGCGGCGCACGGGTTCCCGGTTCACGAGATTCACCCGGTGAGAAATGGGGAACGTACTACCATTGTCCGGGAAATCGTCGAGAAAGAACGTGACATTATCCCATTTTTCGGTGAAGCGGGAAATCCTTTAAGTCGATCTTGTACCGCCGATTTTAAGATAAAGACCATTCATCGGTGGTTAAAGGAACAGGGGGCCACAAAATCCGAAAAGGCAACCGTTTTACTAGGTATTTCCACCGATGAGATCGAGCGAGCAGGCCGGGGCAAGGACGGAGCGGTTGAAATCCGTGAATACCCGTTACTGACACTTGGCATGAATAGGACCGACTGCGAACGGGTTATTAGGGAAGGCGGCTTGCCGGTTCCGCCGAAGTCATCGTGCTTTTTCTGTCCGTTTCACTCCGAGTTAGTTTGGCAAGAGTTAAGGCGTGATGACCCTGCCCTGTTTCAAAGGGCCCAAGAGATCGAGGATGCCGTTCAAGCCCGAAAAGCCAGCCGTGGCCATCGCCAAGTTTTCCTCACCCGTAAGGGTTCTCAAACGGGGCAACGATTGTCCGACGTGATTGCTACTGCGGGCGAAATGCTTTTTCAATCGGAAATCGGGGCAGACGGTTGCGATTCCGGATTCTGTTGGACGTAAGCGATGACCCGGCGGAGTCTCATCCACGGAGCCCACAATCGGTATTCGAGCGGGTGCCGTTGCCAACCCTGTCGAGACGGGCACCGGGAATACCAACGGGCGTACCGGGCTCGAATGTATGGTGAAGGGTACGTCTATCGTCGAGGCCATTTACGGAGGCCCGCAAAGAAAGTGTCCCCGTGAACTCCCTGCTCAGACATAAACTTTAGATTTATCGAAAGAAATCCCGAATAAAGACTTGACACCCGGCATTGGCCGCCCTATGATTAGGGCATGGCAAACACACCGACCACCGAAAGGACCGCCATGAGCAACGTTAGCGCACTCCACAAGATCGTCAAGCACCCCGACCAAAAGGTCCTTTGGCGACTCGAATGGGCAACCGAAACCCTGCCCGCAAAGTGGGTCATGGCCGGAATCTACGACCCGGCAACCGATGACCGAACGCTTCAGCATCATGCGGGACCAAGTGCCCGGTTCATCGCCAACACGAGGGACGTCCTTCGGGCCCTCTCCAAGCGACGTGCCAACAGGTTCAACAGGTGGACCGCCAGTTTCGAACGGGCGGTCCAAATCATGTGGTTCCCGGAGACGGCCCGGATGAATCAGGAAATCCTTTGGGCCGCCGACATCTGCGATGTCATGGCCGACGAGTACGGCAACCTCGAAGCAAAGGAGGTGGCCAAGTGACCGCCTCGATCACCCGGGTCCTCCGAGAACTGGACGGCCTTAATACTGACCTTGCCCTGTTGGGCCGGTACGAACACGCCCGAACCGGGGACACGCTGGCGGCAGACCGGGCAACCCGCCGAGTCGCCGCCATCACCAAGGCCCTTGCCGCCACCCGGCTCCGCCCCGACCCGAACAACCGAAACGTCAAAGACATCTCAATCTTCGAAGATGACTTGGCCTTAGTGGAAGCCACCGCCGAAAGGGATTGGCGAATCGTCCGGGCGTGGCTCCACTCCGACGGAACCGAGGAATACGAGGTTTACAACAGCGAGGCCGCCCAAACCGTGGCCTACCTGTTCCCGAAAGATGGCGGCATGATCGTCGAGCCAATGGGCCCCGCCCGTTCCAAGAGCGGAGCAGGGTTCTAATGGCCGGATACCGGAAGGGCACCGGATGGGTTCGCCGGGAATACCAAGGAGTCTCCGGCGACACCTATTGCGAATGGGCCACGGGCCCCGACGACACAACGCCCGGCGTTAGACATAACCGGCTCGGTTGCGACCTCTGTTACCTCAACGTCGCACACTCCGAAGCCCTTTGCGACCAAGAGAGAGCCGAAGCCGCCTGCTGAACCGGCTAAGGTTAGGCCATGCGCCTCCGCCGTCGAAAGCAGAAACCTGTTCCGGAACCAATGTGGTCCGAACGCTTCGGGGCCGACGTGCTCCGGGCTCTTGGCATCGACCCCAACACCGTCACCGGATTCACAATGGAGTTCCGTGTTGGGGCCCGCCCAAACCTGACCGTCATTCACGAGGCTTGGAAACCGGACGTGGAGGCGTTCCTCCGAACGTTCGAGCATTACCACGTCGTTGCCCGCAAGAGCGACGAAACCCCGGGTACCGTCCTCTCCACCCCACGCCCGACCTTGGGCCCGCAAACGACCGCCTTCGGGTCATCGAGGGCCATCCTGTTCCGATCCGCTTTCGATTCTAACGAGCAACAGGGTTAGCGGTTTCTAATGCGCTAACATTCCGACCGTGGAACCCGATTCTCCCGTTGTAAAGGCGAAAGCCAGTTCAACCGACTTCATGGAAGTCGGGTCCTCCGGCCTACAGCAAAGCGGCGGCATTATCCGGGACGACTTCCTCCGGCAACTCCAAGGGAAGCAGGCGTTTGCCAACTACCGGGAAATGGCCGACAACGACCCGGTGATCGGAGCAATGCTTTCGAGCATCGAAATGATTATTCGGGCCGTCGATTGGTCCGTCGAGCCTGCCGATGCTAACGACCCCGCCGCTGTTAAAGAGGCCGAGTTCATTTCGGAATGTATTTCCGACATGAGTTCATCGTGGGACGACACGCTTTCCGCAATCCTGTCGTTCCTTGTGTACGGCTTCTCCCTTCACGAAATCGTTTACAAGCGGCGACAGGGCTTCACAAACGACACCCGCACCCGCTCGAAATACCAAGACGGGCGCATCGGATGGCGGAAACTGCCCGTGCGTTCCCAAGACACGATTCAACGCTGGAACCTCGACCCCTCCGGCGGTATCCAAGGGGCCTACCAAATGGACCCTTACAACTCCCGCAAAGGCAATGTCTACCTTCCAATCGAGAAGTGTCTCCTTTTCCGCACCACGTCCAAGATGAATAACCCGCAGGGTCGTTCTGTCCTCCGCAACGCTTTCGTACCGTGGTATTATAAACGGCGCATCCAAGAGATTGAAGCCATCGGCATCGAGCGTGACCTCGCCGGGCTCCCGGTTGCGCTCGTTCCCCCGCAACTCCTTTCGAACTCTGCCACCGCCCAAGAGCGGGCCGCCCTCGATGCCATCAAGCAGATCGTTCGCAACATTAAGCGGGATGAGCAAGAGGGCGTCGTGTTCCCCCTTGCTTACGACCCTGACACCGGCAACCCGGCGTTCGATCTCAAACTGTTGTCCTCCGGAGGAAGCCGCCAGTTCGACACGGACGCCATCGTTAGCCGCTACGACCAACGCATTTCCATGACCGTCCTTGCGGACTTTCTGCTCCTTGGTCACGAACGCATTGGAACGCAGGCCCTCTCCGTCTCGAAGATCGACCTGTTCGTTCGAAGCATCGAGGCGTACCTTTCCGAAATCGCTGAAGTGTTTAACCAGCATGGCATTCCTCGACTCATGCGCCTCAACGGGGTGAACGAACGACTATCGCCATCCCTCACCTATTCAACGCCAAAGAACATCGACCTCGCCCAAATCGGCGGCTTCATCACGAGCCTCGCCCAAGCGGGTGCTCCCCTGTTCCCCGACGAAAATCTCGAAGCGTACCTTCGAAGCATCGCAGGATTTCCGGCAGGCAACGCAGAAGCGGTGTAACGGTGGGTACCGTTCAAGTCGGGAAGCGCACCGGATGGGGGCGCCTGCCCCTTTTCAAACGGACAAGCGGCCAACAGGCGTTCAGAAAGCCCGGCGACGAACTGTCGGAAGCCGAGACGTCGATGACCGACGTGCTTCAACTCTTGTTCGAAGCGATGCCTTCGAACATCGAACAGATGTTCGCCGCCGACGGACTTCAACAGGCAACCCGGGAAGCGACCGCCACCGCCCAACAGTTCCGTCCGCTGATCGAGGATGTCCTTCAACAACAGTTCATCCGTTCACAACGACAGGCCGAGGACGAACTGGCCCGGCTCCTTTCCCGGGCCTACTCCGCCGTAGGCAAAGCGACAACCCCGACCCCCTCCGAAGTCGCCCTCATGGGGTTCCGATTTGACCGCCGAAACCTCCAAGCGTCCGCCTACGCCCGCACCCGGGCCGGGGAACTGATCACCAACATGACCGACTCCCAACGGGAAATCATGCGGGAACTCGTGACCGACGCTTACACCTTTCAGAATTCGCCGCAGGCAACAGCCCGCACCCTGTTCGATGCCCTCCGGGAAACGTCTCCGAGCAACCCGGCGGCCCAAGAGTTCGCCCGCCTTTTCGGGACTAACATGAACGGCCTGACCTCCCGTTACGAACAGGCGGTTATCAACAGGGGCACGAGCCTTGCCACCGAACTCGCCGGGCGAGGCGTGTCTGCTGAAAAGATCGTTGAACGAGTCGAGCAGGAAACCGCCAAGTATGCCGACAAACTTCGCCGGGCCCGCTCCCGAACGATCGCCCGCACCGAAATACTCCGAGCCAACAACGAAGGCCGTCTCGCCACGTTCCGAAACGCCCAAGACGGAGGACTGCTCCCGGAAACCGCCCGCAAGCGTTGGCAAACCTCATCGCTCGATGTCTGCCCCATTTGTGTCCCGCTGAATGGGCAACTCGCCCCGATCAAAGAGCCGTTCGATAACGGGCTTATGACTCCACCCGCTCATCCAAACTGCCGGTGCTCGTTTAACGTCGTTCCGAATGTTGAGGCGTACCAAGTGCCTTCCGTTTCCGGCTCCGGGGTCGAGGGGGACCCGTTCCGCTTGAATCCCGGCGGACGTGGCCTAAGACCCGAGTTTGATGACATGGCGAACACGCCGCTTACCCCTTCAGTTCCAACGGCACCCTCTCCCGCACCGGCTCCGGCGTTGAATGGACGCCCGGAGGCCATCCCCGACCAAAGCCGAACGGTTGCCGACTCCCTCCGCCTTCCAAACCGGCCCACAAAGCCGCCGACTCCCGGAAGCACGACGGCGGTGCTCGATGAACGAATCGTTGCCATTCAAGAGGTTGCGGACGGCTTAAACGAGCGGGTCATCGTTCCGGATTCCACTCTCGACGTAACCGAGGTAAAGGTTGGCCTCCGGCCAACGAAAACGCTCGGCGGCACGTTCGCATACAACGGCACTTCAACGTCGGGCGGCAAAGTCTTTAATGACCCTTGGAACGAGATTAAGGTGAACATAAGAGAGGGTGGAACCATGGGGGAGTTCCAAACCTCTTTTGCTCACGAGTTCGGCCACCGCCTCGATTACAAACCGGGCGGAAGGCAAATGGTTACGACCGACCTTTACGAAGCGATGAAAGTGCTGGACGACCCGACCGCCGACTTCATTAAAAGGGGAATGGCGCAAGACCTTGTAAACGAACAAGGGCAGGAACTAGCGGAGGCCGTCGTTGAACTGATCGACGCCGTTAAAGACACCGACGGCCTCCGCAGACTCATCACCACCGCCGACAACGTTTTTTCATCCCCTAAAGCCGCCCGGGATTGGATTGAATACGCCACGTCCCCGCATGAGGCGTTCGCCCGGCTATTCGCCCAATGGACCGCCGAAGTGACAGGCAACCCGGCTATGAAAGCGTCGATTCTGAAGTCCAGTCTGCGGGACGGTTACCAATGGAGCGAACTTGAGTTCCAAGCAATCCGCCCCCTGCTCGAACGGGTGCTCCGCCTCCGTGGGATAATCTTGTGACCATGAAACCGGAACCCGACACCGAACGATTCGAACACCCTTACGATGACGTGATTGCGGACGGCAAAGTTCTGCGGGGCCCCTCGATGTTCACCGATGAGGAACTAGAAGCGTTGCGAAAGGAGCAGAACGATGGTCGCCGTTCCTGATTACGTCGCCGCTAACGCCCGCCGGGGCCTTGATCTCCTTGAATACGCCGGGGCCGGATTACGCCCTAAAACGGTCCGTGAGGCCCGTTCGATGGCCGCCGGGTCTGTCACCCCGGACAAGGTAATGCGGATGGCCGCATGGTTCGCCCGCCACGCCTCCGACCTCCGGAACGAGGACGCCAACGCCTTCCTCCGGGGAAAGAGCGAACGCCCAACCGCCGGACAAGTGGCATGGCTCCTTTGGGGCGGGGACCTCGGCGACAACCGGGAACGGGCTATGCGTTGGGCCGAACAGAAGCGTGATTCGCTGATCGAGTCCGGAGAACTTTCGAAGGCCGACGGCAAGAGGGTCGCCGTTGGGACATCTGTTCAGTACGCCGTTCCGAAGCCACCCGATTCAACCCAGTATGCCACCGGAATCGTCACCGCTATTGAGACGTCCGGGACCGTGAAGGTTGGTCAAGAGACACGGGACGGTTCCCGGGTGGACCCCGCCGCAACGATTCAAGTGTTCGCCCGAGACGGGGACACGCTGATCGAGACGGACCGAAAGGTCGTTCGCAACGTTTCCGAACTTCGAGTGATTCCAAACATCGAGGACAGAATCGAGAAAGAGGTTTCCGCCGCCGTTGGCCGTCGTCTTTCAACGCTGGTGGCGGAGCACAACGAGAAGTACGGGAGCACCGCTTCGAAACGGGTGAACCGCCGAATGTTAGAAGCCGTGTTCGCCCGTGGAATCGGCGCATACCGGACTAATCCCGGTTCGGTCCGCCCAACGGTTACGTCCGCCGAACAATGGGCCTACGGCAGGGTTAATGCGTTCATGACGGCGGTTCGAACGGGACGGTTCCCGAGGACGGCCTTCGATCAAGACCTGCTTCCGGACGGGCACCCCCTGTCGTCGAAGGACTGATTAGCGGGGGAGCGTCCGCCACCAAAGGCGGCAGGCTTCACAACCGCAGAAATCCGAGGGCGTCAAATCGCCCGACTTTAACCGTAGGGCCCTCTCATCCCTCCGGAGTTGTCGAGCCTCTCTTAGGGCAAGGGAGAGGGCAATCCGGGCATCCTTGACGGTGCCCCCGGTGGCGACGGGCTCCAAGGCGGTCCAATCGGACCCGCAATCGACGTGGACATCCCATTGAAACGCCTGCCCCGTTTCCTCATCGAGCACCGGAACGAGCAACCACCGGCCCTGCTTCTCGATCACCGGGGTTGTCATTCGACCGGCTTCAAACTGACTTTGGCGACGAGCCCGATGAACCGGCCCGTTTCGGCGTCGGAGATAAAGACGTGCCCCATCGTTCCTTGCGGCGGGCACCCGATGATGTTTCGGTCCCCCTTGGGGGTGAGTGTTACCACGGTTCCCGGGGCCGGGTGGTGCGGGCGACGGTCGAACCTGTCGATTCCCGCCGGGACAAACTTGTAACGCTTTGCCATTTTTCTGCCTTTCTGTTGGTCGGTTCTCATTTGCGCCCTCTTCGAGCGTTGAACACCGCTTGGTTGCCTCGCTCGATCAAGTCGGCTCCCATCCGAAGAGCAACTCATGTGTAGGATCGACAACTTCACAAACGTCACGGACGAACTTCGAGTCATAGGAAGTCAGAAGGTGGCCCGCATCGTTGATGACCATGGTTTCGACAAGTTCGGCACGGAACGCGTCGACGTGCTGAAGTGCTTCACGCTTCGTCTTGAAGCCGCCGTAGCACCCGGCGATTTGTTGAACATAGGTGTCGCTTTCGTAACTGGGCATCTTGATACCCCAGTATTCGCCTTGGAGGCGACCCCATCCCCGCGCCTTGAACACTTCGCACGGAATCTTGTCGATGAAATCGGCGGCAAGATTTGTGCCGTTCTCAACTCTGTTGATGCTGTTCGCATCTGAGTACCATGCGGCAGGGGTCTTGGTATTAGGCATTGGACTGTCCTTCCTCGGTCGCTTCGGCCTCCCCTTGCGGGAGGGTTTTCAGGGTCCGGACGACCCCCCGAAGGGTGTCATCGACTTGCTTGTTTCCGGTGGGGCGAAGGCTCATCGCTTGTCCTTCCTCTTGGCTAGTTCCTGATGCGCCCATAAGAACGCCTGTTCTCGATCACGCTCGATACGACGGGCCTCGGCATCGGTGTTCCAAACGGAACCCTCGCCGTCGTCGATGAGTGTTTCGTAAAGCGCCAACGCATCAATGATGATGTGTAGGCGTTGCTTCGTCAGTCGAATGCTCATTTCTCTTCGCTAACCTTGCCGGGTGATGGTCGGTGTCTTTGTCATGCCTTAATCATACCTTACCGAGCGGCCTTTGTCAAGGCGTTATTTGAGATTTCTCCCAATAGGTGAAGATACGTTACGAAAGGCCAGCGTCTTGCTAATGTTGTTCTAATGGAGGCTCTTTGACCATGATCGGAAAGCGGCGATGAAGCGTAAAGATGGCGAGGATTTCTCTGCCGAAGCGTTTACTTTCCCCGATGCGGAGGACGTCCCTCCGGTGCTGAAAGCAGATTCGGCAGGGGAGATGTCCCCGATGTTTGCGGGCGAAGGGTACGGCGAAGGCGACGGTGAAATCGACCCGCTCGATGAAATGCTTGACGCCTACCAAGCGTTCGTCCGGATGGGGAACTCCGAAATGGCCGATGCCATTATGGAACTGGTCCATGGGCTTCAAACGGTGCTGATCGAAGCCGACAAGGGAATGCGATACGGCTACGCCAAGGGGAGCGAGATGGGCGGTTACAACCCGGTGGCCTGCCTTTCACAAGCGTACCTTGGGCTCCTTGCCATCCCGGAGGCCCGAGCGATGGCCCCGAAGGTTCTTGCGCTCCTTGACCGGGCCGCAACGATGCTCTATTCCGCCGGGAAGCCGTCCGCTATGCTCCCCGATGAAGGAGATGAGCAGGATGTTGAAAGCGGTGCGGCGTACAAGCCTCTTAGCGTTAGCAACGATGATCGGGCTCGGCGTGTTCGTCGGGAGATTATCGAGCAAGATGGCCAATACTGTGTTCGCTCGGAGACGGGCCGCTCGTTCGGATGCTATTTCGAACGTGATAAAGCACTTGAACGACTTGCCCAAATCGAATCGTTCGCTTCAATGACGCTGACCCCCGCTTTAAAGCAGGCCCTAATCGAATGGCATGATGCCGCCCATACGGTTCCGGTGACTCCGCTTGTCAAGGACGTTCACGACTTGATCTCCGACGAACTGGAGGTGGTTCACGAACTCGCAACCCCATACCTGTTCGACACCGCCGAAAAGGTGGAGATGCTTTCAAACCTTGAATCCGGCATGATTGCGAAGGCCGCCGAACATCGGTACACACTTGGACCGGCCTACGTCCCGGACCGTGAAGATGCTCATGGCGAGTTCACCGACCCCGCAACGCTCCAAAAGGCAATGTGGGAATGGGTCCGCAAAGGTGATCGAACGATCTACCTTCAACATTCCGAAAAGGCCGCCGGAGAAATGGTTGAACTGCTGACCCTCCCTTTCCCGCTTGAAGCCTCTCTGACCGTTCCGAATCAGGGCGTTACCAAGTTCCAGTTTCCGGCGAACACTCCGTTCCTCGGCGTCATTTGGAAACCGTGGGCGTGGGACATGGTGAAGTCGGGCCAGTTGCGGGGTTACTCGATTGGCGGCTCTGCTCGCCGTGTTGAAGCCGATCTACCGATTGAAAGGACTGCCTAATGATTCTGAACCATGCTCACGTCGAGAAGGGCGATTCGCCCGGCCATCCGTTTCGAGGGAACCAACACATCTCCCTTTCCGCCTCTGCTCCGGGTCATCGCTCTCCGGTGCTGAATCGCTTTGGCAACGTCGAGAAGGGCGATTTTGCCGGCCATCCGTTCCGGGGCAACCAATACACTTCCGGTCGTGGCGGTGGAGCACCCGGCCCGGGAACAGGCGGAGCGGTTGGTGCGAAAGCCGCCGATGACATCGAATCCGCAGTTTCCGATTATAAGCAGAACATCAAGGACTATTCCTCGAAGGGTGACTTCGAGCGTTCCGAGATGAAAGAGTTTAAGGCCGACGTAAAAGATGCCGCCGATTCTGCCCGGGCGGGAGATTTCCAATCGGCCCGCCGACACTTAGATAATGCCACGTCACGTTTAAACTCAACTCCGATGACCGGGTTGATTAACACCCTTGACCGGGCTCGGAGCAGTTTGCCTGCTTAGGCTCTGACGCTCCGGTATTTACCGGCTTCGGCGTCCCAAATCAGAATCGTTGGCGACGTTGCGGCGGCATCCTGCTGATCGAGGCGCATCTTTCGGCGTTGCCGGGCCGACGTCCCCGCAAACACCCCGGTCAAATCCTGAGACTGAGGAATGGACAGGGCGTATTCTAAACAGTCCGAATGGACCGGGCATCGTTCGCAAACCTCTTTGACCTCTTTCGCAACCATCCCTTTCTCCGGAAAGAATAGGTTGGTATCGAGCCCTTGGCAGGCGGCCCGGTAAAGCCAATCACGGTCGGTGGTTAAGGACGACATGGTTTCCTTTCGATGTCGTGGTTTATTTGTGGAGAGGGTGCGCCCGGGACGGCCTCGAATGGTCCGCCCCGGGCGACTTTCGAGCCCGCACACCGACCAAGGCGGGGCCCGAGATTTGGAATGTTAGCAGACATCTGTTCACGGTCGGTGTTCCCTCGATGCCCACAATACAAGCAGGGTGAGAGAAAGATAGGCGGCGATTAGGAATCGCATGAGATCGACCACGGTTTCCAACCGCACTTTCCTGCCTTCTCACGGCCTTCGAAAAGTTGGAGGGCGAACCATAGATTATTAGCCGGTTCAAACATGGCGTCCGGGTGAGACAATCCGAGTTGAGCGAGCCACTCAGAATGGATTTGGTTGATTTGGGTTAGTCCGGCGTCGGCCCCATTCCATGCCCCGGGTTGGCATCGGGACTCTTTCCAAAGGATTCGGAGTAGTTGGGGGATGTCCCCGTCCGCCCAACCGACTTGCCGAGCGAGAGGGGCCCATTCGGCGCATGGCGTTCCCTCGGGGAGCACTAACGGCGGCAGGGTGATTGTCACCGGGACTTTGGTTGTCGGTGCGGCGGTTGTGGAAGTTTCGGCGGCGGCCTCCGCTCGAAGTGCCGCTTCCCGGTCCGCCTGTTGCTCCGGGGTGAGCATTGGGACGGTTCGAACCTCGGGTTGCTGATCTTCGGAGTGGCAACACTCGAATGTGATTTCCTCTTGGTCTTGGGGGATGTCCAGACGGGACAGGGCCACGACCCCGAGCCCGGCCAAGAGGCCAACCACGATTCGGCGGCGGATGAAGGTCGTCTTGTTTGGCATCCGAAGATCATAACGTTCGGCGGACGCTCTCCGTTCCCGTGCCCGTTGTGAGGCCCTTAACCGCCGTTCTGTCATGTTGCTCATCGAGTGACCTCCTTCTGTTCGCACGTCTCGCATAACTGCTTTATTCCAAGGGCTTCATACTGGGCAATGTAATGCGGGGGCACGAGCACCCACGTTTCGCCGTTCACCCGAATCTCCTTCGGCGGGATGATCGACGTGGTTGCCTCGTTCGGTGCGCCTTCGAGGTGATCGAGGCAAAGGAAATCTCCGGTCGGGCCTTGGTACACCTTGGGCCACCGGGTCCGTTCTTTCATGTCGATCATCGAGGAACCTCCTTGTCGAGTTCGGTGAAGTGTGCGGCGATTTCATCGTTGGTCGCTTCGGACCAATCGGGGTGGTTGTTGTTCCGGTCGGCGTGGTCGAGCAGTCGCCGGATGTTGGTGGCGTTGTACCCGAGTTCGGCCAACGTGGTGACCATCATCCACGAATACCCGGACCATTCGGCCCGGTTGAGCCCGGTCACTTGCCGCCCCGGTTGAGCATGGCCTCGATGTTGCGGCGGTTGGCCTCGTTCATCTCGGCCCGCAGGGGCTCGACGGCTTCGAGCCATTCGGCAGGGACGGCCAGCGGCGTGACCGGCTTCGGCCTTCCGTGGATTGCGGCGAAGGGGTACCAACGCCCTTCGATCATGTAAGCCGTGAGGCTCACCGCTTCGATCACGCCTTTCGGCGTTTCGGTGCCTTCGGTGAGGCAACCGGGTGGGATGGTGGTGAAGTCCATTTCGGACGTCCTTTCTACGGCCTTGGCCGTGGTCGGTGTGGTGATCGGTACCACGAGAGAACCATACCTTACGGGGCGGCCCCTGTCAAGTCTTTAGTCGAGGTTTCTGCCAATAAATCGGAAATAGGTTCGTGAGCAGGCACTTACCAAATGTCAAATCCGCCGGACTCTCTTGCGAACTCCGCAAACCGGCGAACATTGTCGGCGTCGAAGTCGTATTCCGCCAAGGGCGGCAGGTTCCATCCGAGTCCCCGGCAAACGTTACAAGTCCCGTGGGTTCGCCCGAGGGAAATGGCCTCGACCTCCGGGAGTTCCATCGTTGGAAACCCCCGTTGTTGGCCGATGTCGTCGGTGCGGATGCCGCTACCTTCGCACCATTGGCACCTGATTTGCGGCAAGGCGGCCTGTTCGACCCGGAACGACTCTATGGCCCGCTTAACGGTCCCATCCTCTAAGTCGGCAAATAGAGCGGCACTTAGCGCATCCGCTAAGTCCTCCGGCACTTCGAACCCATCGTTGAATTGTCCTCGCTCCGGATTCGGTGGCAGAAGGTCAGGGTGTTGCCCGGAGCAGTAGGCCCAAAGGGGCCGCCAATACCACGCATTATTCCGGAAGTATTCGCCCTGTTCGGACCGGGGAGCGAGCCCAATCAGATCGAATCCCATGTCAGAAAGACCAATCTCGGTATTCGGTCGGTGTGTTTGTCATGCCCTAATCATAGGGCCCGAAAACGAGCGTGTCAAGTCTTTAGTCTCGATGTCAGGCGATAGCCGCAAAATAGGTGCGTTAGCAGGCACTTTGCTACAAAGAAACGTGGGTTTGGTAAGGTCCCTTATCGGAGGGACCATGCCGCTCAAAGAATCATTAAATAGGCTCGACCCGGACAGACGCCCGCACACTTGTTCGGTCTTTCTGCTATTCAAGACCCTTGAACCCGAGGACGCCGCCGCATTAAAGGAGGCAATCGAAATGGTCCGTTCAAGCCGGGACCAACCGGGTAACCGCTTCACGAGCACTTGGATTGCGGAGGCCCTGAAATCAGAGGGGCACGTCCTTGGGGTGACTACCATTCGTCGCCACGTCCGCCGGGAATGTCGGTGTCCTGAATGAGCCTCCGGGACAATCTCGACCGAAACCAACCCCCGGCAGTAAAGAAAGAAGTGCTGAACCGCATTGCGGACCTACTCGACCGGAACGGCATTTCCGTCGATGAGGTAGGCCGAATCCGGCGTGTCTCCCTTTACCAATCGCTGATTAAGAACGATGAAGGCGAAGCAGAGGTTCACGATCTTGCCGCAATCCAACTAGCCCCAACATGGGAGGAAGGCCCGATTTGGGAACCTGTCCGAGCGGGCCCAACCGTCAAATTGCCGCCCGCAAAGATTAAGCCTCGAAGGGACACCGATTGGAAAACGGCGGTGGTCCTCCCCGATTGCCAAATCGGATACTTTCGTGAAGCCGACGACACCCTTGAAAGCACTCACGACGAACAGGCGATTGAAGTTGCCCTCGCTCTCGTCAAAGACGCTTCCCCCGACGTCATCGTGCTCGTGGGCGACAACCTTGACTTCCCCGAGTTCTCCACCAAGTATTTGACTACGGCCCCGTTTCAACGGACAACGCAGGCTTCAATCGACAGGGCCACACTTCTTTGCGCCCAAATGCGGGCCGCCGCTCCCGAAGCAAAGATCGTTTGGATTGCGGGTAACCACGAGGAACGACTCCCCCGGATGATCGCCGCAAATGCCGCCGCCGCCTTTGGACTTCGGCGGGGAATGATTCCCGAATCATTCCCGGTGCTGTCCGTCCCTTTCCTTTGCCGCTTCGATGAGTACGGCATTCAATACCTCCCCGGATACCCGGCTTCGATGTATTGGATAAACGACAAACTGAAAGTCATTCACGGCGACAAAGTGAACTCCAGCGGTGTCACCGCTTCTAAATACCTTGGACGTGAGAAGGTGTCAGTCCTCTACGGGCACATTCACCGCCGGGAATGGGCGGAAATCACTCGCCAAGATTGGGATGGGCCCCGGACGATTCTCGCCGCCTCCCCGGGTTGTCTCGCAAAGATTTCGGGCGAAGTCCCATCCGTTAAAGGCGGAACCGATCTCGATGGCAGGCCGGTCCGCCGTTACGAAGATTGGCAACAGGGAATCGCCATTGTCGAATACTTAGAAGGTGACAACCCATTCCACCTTGAACTTGTGCCGATCAGGGAGGGCGAAGCCCGTTGGCGGGGCAAGGATTATCGTTTCCTAAATGGATGAAGGATGGTTCGATCTTTCGTGGGTAAGTCCCATTACTCACTATGCGATCAACACGATTCACACCATCACGGACGAAGGTTCCGGGCGGGCGTTGCTGATCTCGGTGGCCTTCCTTTCCGGAGACGAGTTCGAACAAAAGCACTTTTTAATGGAGCCGGAGTTAGCCGGGGAAATGGCGTTCACAATGTTGGGCCTCGTTCACGATTACCCGGTTGCTGATTTCGACCCGCTTGATGAGGATGAGAGTGACGAAACATGAAGCCGGTAAAGGTCATTTGGAAAGATGCCCATTCCGACGCCGACGGGTGGACAGACCTCGACGATCTTGAAAGAGACCACGAGCCCTACATAGTTCAGTCGGTCGGTCTGCTCCTTTTTCCGGGCAGGGGGCAGAAACGCAAACACATTTCATTAGCGCAAAGCCTGACAATCGACGGCCATGTAGATTCGGTACTCCACATTCCGAAACCGATGGTCTTGGAAGTGGTGAACCTGACTCCGGAGGCCGTCATGAGTAAACAACTTACAAAGGCAGAAATGCGTTCCATGCTGGACTTTCTCCGGAAAGTGACGCCAAGAGGCCCCGCCGAGGAAGCCGAGTTGTGGGAGTTGATCGTGCGCCTCGACGAAATCTTGTTACCCGGAAAGCGACCTACAACGACAAACGGTTCCGGAAGCGTTAGCATTGACCCCAATGGCACAAAGGACCAAACTCGCTGAACTCGTCGTGAACGAGGCTTCGGGGGTGGACCACCCTGCCCACCTCTACGAAGGTTGGTTGGTAATCAAGAGTGCCGCCGATCAACAGGCCCAAGGAGAGAACGTGGAACTTGAGATTCCCGAGACGGTGAACGAGCAAGTTGAGAAGGACGCCTCGGATACCGACATTCGCAAGGAGATGACCGACCTTCGAAAAGAACTAGCCGACCTCCGCAAGCAGAAGGAAGCCATCGAGGCGGAGCGTGAAATCGAGAAGGCTGTTGAGGCCGCTTACGCTTGGGCCAACCTGCCGGGATTTAATCCGAAGGAGTTTGCGCCTTCGCTGGTTACTCTCCGCAAGGCTTCGCCGGAGATCGCCGCCCAAGTGGAGGCCATCTTTGCCGCCGCCTCCACCGCCCTTGCCGAGACTGACATCTTAAAGGAAGCAGGCACCGTGTCCGAGCCGCAGGGTTCCGGCGACGCTTGGGCCCAAATCGAGGCCCTCGCCAACGACTTGATTGCCACCGGCAAGGCTGATTCGTTCGCAAAGGCCGTCACCACGGTCGCCACTTCTAACATGGATCTTTACACCCGTTACCTCCAAGAGAAGGGAATCTGACAATGGCTTACGAGGCCCCGCAAATCAAGATTGGAACGTTTACCGCTTCCGCTGACCTCTCGGCAAAGCAGTACCATTTCGTGAAGATGTCCGGCAACAACACGGTGACCGTGACCGCCGCCATTACCGACAAGACGATTGGCGTCCTTCAGAACGCCCCCACGAGCGGACAGGCCGCCGAGGTGTGCGTGTTCGGTGTGACCAAGGTGGTTGCCGACGGCACCCTCGCCGCCGGGAACCTGATTGGAACGTCGAGCGACGCCCAAGCCGATGCCATCGCCGCCGGAACCGATACCACGGTTTTCGTCGTCGGACAGGCGTTGGAAGCCGCTTCTGCCGGTGAAACCGCCACCATGTTCTTTAACCCGAGCAACGCTCGTTCGGCCTGACCAAGAGAGGAAATAAGCCATGCCGCAACCCACCAACAATCAGGTTCACATCGACGCCGTTCTGACGAATCTGTCGGTCGCCTACATGAACGAGGCCGACAACTTCGTTGCCTCAAAGGTGTTCCCAACCGTCCCCGTGGCGAAGCAGAGCGACCTTTACTTCACTTATAGCCAAGACGATTTCTACAGGGACCAAGTCAGGGTTCGGGCCGACGGTGTGGAGTCGGCGGGTTCGGGTTACGCCCTTTCGACCGGCACCTATTCGGCGCAAGTGTGGGCCCTTCACAAAGACATCGGTGATCTCGTTCGTGCCAACTCGGACGCCCCATTGGACCCCGACATGGACGCCACCAAGTTTCTGACTCATCAAATGATGATTCGTCAAGAGCGTGATTGGGCTTCTAACTTCTTTAACACGGGCATTTGGGGAACGGACTCGACTCCGGCGACCTTGTGGAGTGCGGCCAACTCAACGCCCATCGACGACATTCAGACCGGCATTAACACCGTTCTCACCGACACCGGGTACATCCCAAACACCTTGGTGCTGTCCTACAACGTTTACAAGACGCTTCGCAACCACGAAACCATCGTGGACCGCTACAAGTACACTTCGGCGGACTCGATCACTCCTGAACTCATCGGCAAGGTTGTCGATGTTCCCCGGGTGCTCGTGATGAAGGGCGTGTTCAACTCGGCGGCGGAAGGCGCATCGGCAACCTTCGCTCAACTGGGCGACAAGGACGCCCTGCTTTGCTACGTCGCTCCTTCGGCGGGTCTAATGACCGTTTCGGCGGGTTACAACTTCGTTTGGAGCGGCGTCTCCGGTGGACTTGGGACCGCTTCGGCGGTGTCCCGCTTCCGGATGGACCACTTGCGGGCCGACCGTCTCGAAATCGAGGCGGCTTGGAACTTCAAGGCCGTCGCCACTCCACTCGGTTACTTCTTTTCTAACTGCGTCGCCTGATCGAAGGTTTCGCCCTAATCGAACACGGCACTTGGCCGGTGCGGGTGCCACAACCATCCGCACCGGGGAAGTCCTTGAAAGGGGCAAACGATGACATGGAGTTACAGCGGCAATCCGGCAAGTTCGGCAAACGATGCGATTCGGTTTCTAATCGGAGACACCGACACTAACGACCAACTTCTTTCCAATGAGGAAATCGCATGGCTAAACCTTCAAGTCACGGGGTCATCGACGTCCACCGATCAGTTGTATTCGACGGCCCACGATGCCGCAACGAGCATCGCCGCAAAGTTCACTCGCCTTGCCGACAAGTCGATTGGTGATTTCTCGGTTTCATACTCACAGAAGGCGGAGCAATACCGGCAACTGTCGCTCGATTTAAAGGCGCAGGCCCTTCGAGATTCCGCCCCAATCCCTTATGCCGGAGGACTTTCCTACTCCGACAAAGAGATTGACATAGGGGACAACGACATGGTTCAACCGTATTTCCGGACGGGCCAGTTCGCAGACGTCCGAGATGGCGGCGGGTTAAACACTAACCAAGGCGTTCATTGGTTCGGCCCGGGGGCAAACTCGTGACTACGGTTCTCGATCAGTTCGCAACCGAGTTCCGTGGCATGGTGAACGAGACGGTCACCGTCAAGGCGAAATCGAGTCAGAACAACTACGGCGAAGCCGCTTACGCCGGAGCAGGCACGTCCTTCCCCGCTTACGTGACCCGCCGAAAGGACCTAGCCGCAAACCTTGAACAGCGTTTTAATACGGTTCAATACACGGCTTACATCGCTTCCACGACCTTAACGGTGAACCTCGACGACCAAATCACATTCTCCGACGGGAACATTCGTCCGATCATCGCCATCGACTACGCCCGGGATGAGTTTGGGCAACAGGGGGTCGTTCTAACGGTAGGGGCCGCCTAATGGCCGGTTCAAAGTCGGTGTCCCTTTCGGGAATTGAGGACATCGTTGCGGCATTCTCTTCTGCCCCCGAGCAAATGCGCCAAGCCGTTAATCAGGCCATTACCGCCGCCGCAACAGATGTCGGGCTAGAAGCCGACCAACTGGTTCCGGAGGACACCGGAGCACTCCGCTCATCGCAGAACATCGGTATTCGGAGAAAAGGCGAGGTGATCGAGGGCGAGGTTAGTTACGGAGACACCGCCACCCCCTACGCCCTCGTTCAACATGAACGGCTCGACTTTTGGCATCCCCCGAAGCCGCCGGGCAAGAGCGTCGTCGGCAAACGGTCCGGAACCGGGCCGGGAAGCGACCCCTCGACCGGACGTGGACCAAAGTATCTTGAACGCCCGTTTATGGAGGAAACCGCTAACTATCCGGAAAAGATGGCGCAACGTATTCGGGTTCATTTCCGGCTCCTTGGAAGGGGCAAATAAAGATGGGCCTGCTCGAAGATGTTGGTGCTCGAATCGACTCCGAAATCGCAACGCTCACCCTTGGAACTAATCTGTTCTACGGTCGGCTCCCTGACTCCCCGGACACTTGCGTTGCCGTTTACCAATACGGTGGTGAACAGGCCGTTGGGACGATGGGCGGCGACTCGATGCCCGTGATCGAGCAACCACGGATTCAGGTTGTAACCCGAGCCTCCGGCTACGTCACGGCACAATCGTTAGCAACAAGCGTTTGGTACGCCCTTGAAGCGGTGCTAAACGAGACGCTGACCTCGACGCTCTATTACAAGATCACGGCTATTCAATCGCCGTTCCCGATGGAGCGTGATTCCCAAGACCGAATCATGTTCGCACAGAACTTCAAGATTCAGAAAGTGTTATGAATCTTGACCCTTATGCCGAACTTCGGGGAACCGCTGAGGCCGAACGCCTGACCCGGCTCATGGTCCGGTGCGCCAACCCGGATTGCGGCAAACTGTTAGCCGAGATGGTCACCGCCCCTTGGCAAATCCGGTGCCCCCGTTGTAAATGCGATAACCGTTCCCAACAGGGACCGTGGTGAATCAGGTGTCGTTATCCCAATCCGCAACCGAAGCGTAGGGGCGGGGATTCCCCGACAGGTATTCCGAAGCCTGCTGAAACAGAACCAGTTTCTTTCGAAGGTCCTCGATCTCTCGGGCCGCTTCCTCACAAAGTTCCGGGACGCCGTTGCCAATGGCGAATAGGTGCCGGGACCTTAAACGTTCAACGATTTCCGCCATCACGTCTCCTTCTAGGTTGCCCGGATTGGGCTCTAAACGCCGATCTTAGCGCATCTACGGCAACAAATGGGTTGAGATGCCCCGATGATTCGAGGGGCCCCCGGAGAGACGTCGAGCAACACCATCCCGTTACAAACGGCGGTTCCGCTGACCGGCCTTGCCAAATGGTATTTGCCGCCGTGGACCGGAGCCCGGAACTCCGTTACCCGGTTCATCATTCGGCCTACAACGTGACCCGGCTCCTGAAGGGTATCCTTGGACCTAGTGCGCTGGTCGCCGTAGGTGTCCGAGAAGTGACCGAACTTTTCTGACCTACCATTAAGACGGGAGAGTTCGGTGCTTTACAAGGTGACAGGCGGACAGGATGGAATCTCGGGCATCGAGGTTGCTGGTCGTCGCTTTGAAGCCGGTGAAACCGTTGAACTGCCCGGGACTAAGGCCGAATGGCTCGTGGACATGGGCTACTTGGAACCCGTCGAGGCCAAGAGCAAGAAGGGCACCAAGGCCGACCCGGAGCCCGAAACGATCACCGGAGAGGATGAATAATGCCCACGTTCGTTCACGGCAAGGGCACAAAGGTCCTACTTAACGCATACGACCTTTCCGGGTACTTCAACTCCGCCGACGTCGCTTCATCGGTTGAAACCGCCGAAACGACCGCCTTCGGCTCATCGGCCAAGTCCTACCTTGTCGGCCTTCGAGATGGCACCCTTTCGCTTTCCGGCCTGTATTCGCAAGACTCCGGTGGGAGCGACGATCAACTCTCAACCATTCTCGGTTCAGCAACCACCCCAATCGTTACGGTTGCTTTAGAAGCCGGAACCATCGGGAATCGGGCTGTCGTTGCCCGGGCCGACGAAACCAACTACTCGATGTCCTCCCCCGTGGCCGATGTTGTGAGCGTGACCGCTGATTTCATCGCTTGCGCCTTTAACGATGGCAACGTGATTCTTGGAATCGACACCGGCGTTATGCTCACCGCCGGAACCTCAATCGCCTTCGGGAGCCTCGGCAACCTGTCCTCGGTTGATAACGGGGCGGCCACGTCCTCCGGAGCCGTTGCCAATCTTCACGTCACCGCCAACTCGATTTCGGGCGGGGCAACCACGATCAAGGTTCAAGCGTCGGCAGACAACTCAACGTGGGCAGACCTCATCACGTTCGCCGCCATTTCCGCTTCAACCACCACGTCCGAACAGAAGGCCGCAACCGGAAGCGTCGCCCGCTATTTGCGGGTAACCGCCTCCACCGCCGGAAGTTCGGGTTCAATCACATTCAACGTTTCAATCGCTCGTTTCTAAGGAGAAGCCATGCCCACTTTCGTTCACGGTAAGTCCACCGATTTCGCCCTCGATGACACCGCCGGTACTTCCCGGAACATTTCGAATGTTCTGACCTCGGTTGATTTCCCGGAAACCATCGAGACGGCGGAGACGACCGCTTTCGGTTCCTCGGCCAAGTCGTACATCGTCGGTTTAAAGGATGCCACGATTTCCGTTTCCGGAATCTTTGATGCCACCGTCGATGGTTACATCATGGGCGGTTCCGAACCGACGTCCCGCTCGTTCATCTATGGCCCCGCAGGTTCCACCGGCGGAAACGTGAAATACACGGGTGAGGTCATCGTTACCAACTATTCGATCTCGAACCCGGTTGGCGACGTGGTAACGTTCTCCCTCGACCTTCAAGTCACCGGAAGCGTCACCCGAACCACCTACTGACCCGCAAAGGAGTGGCCCAAGTGCCCGGCAGTAACAACAACCTCATCAACAAGATTCGAGCGGCGAGCGATCTCGAACGAGTCCAATACCACGTTGCTGAATGGGACGTGGACATTGAAATCAGGTCGTTGTCGGCTAAACAGAGGGCGACACTTCAAACGCTCATCGCTGACGACACCGACGGCCTCACCACGAAGCAGGAAGTTATGTGGACCTTCCTCATGGTGAACTGTTGCTATGACCCGGAGACGGGTGAACCCGTGTTCACGGATGAGGACATGGATTGGGTCTTGACCGAAAAGGCATTTAAGGCCATTGACAAAGTGACCACTCGATGCCTTCAGGTTTCCGGAGTGCTGAAAGGTTCGACGGACGAGTTGGGAAAATCCTCCTTGGATTCCCCGACGAGCACGGGATAACCCACCCCGAACGTCGTTTCATGTTCTCACTTGCCCGGGAACTGAAAATGACGGTTGGGGAGTTATCCGAAAGGATGTCCAGTCGGGAACTTGCCGAATGGATTGCCTACTTCAAGATTGAAGCAAGCGAGAGGGAACAAGCACAACAGCGAGCGAAACGAAAGAGGTGAACCGTGGCCGAAGCAGTCGTCGGAAAGATTAAGGCGATACTCTCCGCCGATACCGCTGGCTTCACCAAAGGCGTTGCCACCGCTCAACGCTCGCTAACGTCGCTCTCCGAAACTGCTGAAACCACTTCCGGCAACGTTGCGAAAGTCGGCACGAGCCTCCACACCGACGAAGTAAAGAAAGCGACAGACTCGGCGGCGAAGTCTCTCGACACTCTTGGCAAAGAGGCCGACGACGCCGCAAAGCAGTTGGAAGATGTTGCGGGTGCTGTCGATGGTGATGAACTAAAGAAAGAGATTGAGAAGGCCGACCGTCCGCTTAAAGAGTTAGGCGATCAAGGCGAGGAACAGGCCGGGCGAATGAACAATGCGTTCGGCGGACTCGCCGGAACGCTGGCAACGGTATTCGCAACCACCAAACTCATTCAGTTCACGAAGTCGGCAGTTTCCGGGGCCTCGGACCTCGGGGAAGCGATGAACGTCACCCGGGAAATCTTTGAGGACGGTGCGGACACCATTATTGCGTTCGCCCGTACCGCTTCAACCTCTATTGGACAATCGACCAAGGTAGCCCTCGACGGTGCGAACACATTTGCTACCTTTGGCAAGGCGGCAGGGCTTTCCGGGAGTGACCTCTCGGATTTCGCAATCCAGTTCTCGACACTCGCCTCCGACCTAGCCTCGTTCCGAAACACGAGACCCGAGGATGCTATTCAAGCCATCGGTGCGGCTCTCCGTGGTGAAACGGAACCGATCAGACGCTACGGCGTAATGATTAACGAGGCATACTTGAAGCAAGAGGCCCTTCGAATGGGCATCATGAAGAGCACCAAGGATGCGCTCACTCCGCAACAGAAGGTCATGGCGGCTTCCGCCGTCATCATGGCCCAAACCTCGGACGCCCAAGGTGACTTCGCCCGTACTGCCGACGGCCTCGCTAACGCATCTCGAACCCTGTCCGCTCAAATCGACGACTTGAAGGCGGGCATGGGCGAGGCCCTGCTCCCGGCGGTTGAGCAAATCGTTGGAGTCATTAACCCGTTGCTTGGCGGGTTTAATAAGATGGATAAGTCGCAGAAGGACTTGACCTCGACGGCACTCCTTCTCGGAGCCGGATTGCTCCTTGCGAAGCGGGCATTGACTCAATACGGAATCTCGATGGTCACCGCCACCGAATCCGTTACCAAACTTGGGATGGCGTTCAAGGGAGCAGGAATCGCCACCGGCGCTGTCGCCATTAGCGAAGGCGTCTTTGCGATGGTGAACAGCAGTCAAGACATCGCAGGCAAATCGTCCCGGGCCCTTCAACAACTTACGATTGCCGCTAACGATGCTGGCGAAGGCATCACCGACGCCTTCCGTTCAATGGTGAAAGCAGAGGACGACGCCCTTAAGGTGTCTCACCTTTGGGAAGATTTCGGTGACGATTTAGAAATCGGAGGCAAAGGGGCGGCCCGCAACATCGAGGACGTGGACCGGGCGTTTAAGAAGGTGCTTGAATCATCCCCGGTTGTGGCCCAAGCGTTGCTCGATGCGTGGCGTCTTGAAACTGAAGCCCTCGATCACAACAGCGGCGCATACCGTGAAAACGTCAAGGAGATTGCGAAATACCAACATTGGGTTAATCTCGCTACCGAATCGGCATCCGCCTCCGCCGACATCAACGCCGAAAGTGCGGCGGCCACCGATGAGTCCACCGAAGCGATCATTTCCCAATCGGACGCCCTTGCGGGTGCCGCCGAAAACTTCGAACAGTATCGCCTCGCCATGCTCGGGGCCGCCAACGTCGGGAACGCCGATTTCGCAAACGCCCTTGCCACCGGAGAGCAGGCCGCAATCTCATTCGTGGAGTCGATGTCAGACGGCAAGGTTTCCGCCCTTCAGTTCGAGAGTGCTCTCGCTGACCAAGTGTCGGAGTTTCTAAAACTTCAGTATGCCACCAAGGGCGCAACCGACAAGATGTTCGGGGCCATTCCCACAATGCGCCTTCTCATGGAATCCATGTATCGAGCGGGAGAGGCCCAAGGTTACACCCGGGAACAAACCCACGCTCTGATTCAATCGCTGGGCCTGCTCGACGGAATCGACCCCCGAATCGCCATCTACCTGACAATGGATGTTTCGCAACTTCAAGCACAGGTGAAGCAACTTGAAGGGGCTCTTGCCGCCGCCCGGCGGACCGGGAACATGGCGTTCTACGGCTCAATCTTCCGTGAACTAAAAAGCGTCAAGGACCTTCTCGATGGCATCCAACAGATTGACATTGGGAAAGCGTTTAGCAAGGTCGGACGGGGTGGCGGCGGAGGCTCATCCAAGACGGACGCCCCTAACTTCGATTGGGTTGAGGGGTGGGTTAAGGACCTTTCGGGATTCGTCGCTGGACTATTCGACAAAGACTTTGCTGATCGTCTCGTTTCCGGCACCGCCCCGCAGATTGCCGATGCTCTAAACAACGTCATTGACGAAGCGTTCCGTCTCGGAGTCAATAACTTGGCGGGTGGACCCCAAGCGTTACAACTCATTTCTGGCCTGTCTCGCCAACTTCAAGCGGCATCCGATCAGTTGAAGGGGAGTGGCGGCCTTAACGAACGTCTGAAGGCGCAACAGACCGTTGTAAAGGACCTTGAAAAAGGTCTTGCTGATCTTACGAAACGGTACGCTGAGTTTAATCGGACCTTCAAGGGCATTGGTGAGTTTTCTCCGACGGAACAACTAGAAAACGCTGAGGGTAAACTTATCGACCTTCGTGGGGCCCTCGATGACGTGGCGGAAGGTTACCGGGAGTTTCAAGAGTCGATGGGGCTCGTCGAGGACAACTCGCTTGAAGCGCAACTCGGACGTGAGAAGGATGCCCTCGAATCGCTCCGTTCGGAACTCGACAGGCTTCGAGGTGCCCGGGCCGACTACGCCCGGAGTACCGCCGAATCTACGGCGAAGATGACCTTCAACACGGAAGGCAACGTTCTAACCCAAGCACGAGAAATGCTTGCGGGGGTCACCACTTTCCGGGACACACTTGCTTCACTCCGGAGCCGGGGCTTTCCCCCCTCGATCATTTCCGAAGTGGTGGCCGCCGGTATTCAAGGAGGCACCGCCCTTGGGAAGCATCTGCTCGGAATGTCGGACGCTGATCTTGGGCAACTCATGGCGGTTCAACAAGAGATTGCCGCCATCTCCGGGCAGGCCGGTGAAATCGCCGCATCGGTTCTATTCGATACCGACATAAGTAATGCTGAAAGTGCTTTCAATCGGCAACGTTCCGCCGTTGATGCCCTTTACAATCAGGCCCTCGCCGCCGCCGATCAAGCGTTTAAGGCTCAAATCAGGGTGGTCGATGCCATTTTCCAACAGGTGCTCGCTTCCACCTCGACGGACCTTGCTAACGCCCGAGCGAACCAGCAGGCTCTTGAAACTGCCATCTCGGACCTTGAAGCAACGATGCGGGCTGTTGCCCAACAGATTGCTGACGCTCTTAACGGGGTAACTCGACCCGTGACCGGCGGGTACACACCGCCCCCTTCCCGAAGCATCGGCGGTGGAGGAACAGGTTCAACGGTGCCGGTCACTCCGATTGGAAGGGTGATCGACGACACCGCTGTTGGTGGAATCAACTGGTCAGACTTCGGAAAATGGCTCGAATCCGAGGCGAACAAACTTATCCCCGGGAAAAAGTACCCGAACTGGAACATGGGACCGTTGCCGAATGGCGGCGCAATCGTTGGGCCCGATCATGTCTATCTCCCGCCCGGACTTGATTTCTCCGGGTGGATGGCCGACGGCGGAATCGTAACCGGCCCGGCCATCGTCGGTGTTGGTGAAGCGGGCCCCGAGGCCATCGTACCGCTTTCGGCGTTGGGCTCTATGGGTGGAAACGTCACGATCAACGTGACCGCCGGAATGGGAGCAGACGGTTACAAGATCGCCCAAGAGGTTGTGGCGGCCCTTCAGACGTATCAAAAGCGCAACGGTTCCGTCCCTATAAAGGTTGGCTAATGCTGAACCCGTCGATGATCGTAGAAATGGGGTTCGGCCAAACGTGGAAAACGGCCCCGTCAAGTTATTCGTGGACTGACGTTACGTCATACGCCCGAGAGGTAAACATTCGACGTGGTTCTAATGACCCGCTCCGCTCGTTCGAAGCCGGTTCAGCAACCGTTACCCTTAGCAACCCCGATGGCATCTTTAACCCAAATACGGAAGGGCCCTACCTCGGCTACATCAAGCCTCGTGTTCCCATCCGCATCCGTGGCACCTATTCGACCACAACCCGCACCAATCTCATCACCAATCCAAGCATCGAAACGAACACGACAGGGTGGGCCGCCGGTTCCGGAACAACGATAACCCGGGAAGATAGTATTGAAATGATCGGGTTTTACCGTCTAAGAGGCGAACGAGCAACAGTCGGGACCCTGCTCATCGAGGCAAGCCCCCGTATTTCAATCACCGCCGGAATCACATACTCGTTCAGTTGTTTCCTAACGGACTTCAATCTTCACTCCGGAATCTTAGTTGGAATCGGTTGGTACAACAGCGGCGGCTCGTTGATCTCGACAAGTAGCCAAGCGTGGCCGCAAGTGTACGGGTTAAAGATGGGGCGCCCCTATGCCACCGGCACCGCCCCAGTCGGAGCCGTCACCGCTCAACCATTCGTCTCGTTTGCGAGTGCGCAAGCCGGAATCGGGGTCTATCTTGACGGCTTCCTGTTAGAAGCGTCGTCCACCATCAATCCCTATTTCGACGGTTCAATCCCCGGGTGCTCTTGGACCGGGACCGCTCACGCCTCCACCTCGCAACAGACTTCGACAACCCAAACGCTCTTCACCGGGTACGTTCAAGAGTTCCCGTATTCCTTCCCGGCAAACGGCAACGACGCCGTTGTAACGATTAACGCTGTTGATGGTCTTGGAATACTTGGTTCGGTTGATCTCCCTGACACCCCCGTTCTCACCGCAATCGCCACAGGGGACTACGCTTCGTCGGCCAACACGCTCGCATACTTCCGTCTCGGGGACACGGGTTCACAAGTGACCGATTCAAGCGACTTCGGGCAGAACATGGCGACCTCCACCGCGCCCGTGACCGGCACCGCTATTGCGGGCCTGCTCGGGCAATCCTCCCTGTTCGCAAACGACTGGTATGCCCGTGGAGCCTTCATCTCGGACAAGACCAACTTCCCCGAATGGTGGCAAGTGTCCTTTTGGGTACAGACATCGGCCCCCGCTAGTTCGGGGGCCGCACGAGTCATCTTCGACGTCGTTTCCCCCGACTCGATTGGCGGCGTAGCGTCTTTAACCATCCTGACGGCATTTATTGACTCTGCCGGGAAAGTTAATGCGTTGTTGGCCGATCCAGGCGGCAACTTCCGTTGGTCTAAAACGACTGTCGTTATTACTGACGGGAACCCGCACCACATAACAATCTCGTTTTACGCCGTTACCCAAAACACCGGGATAAGTTTTGAACACGTCATCGAAATCTTTGTCGATGGGCAAACAGGCGTTACAAACACCCTTTCTTCCGTCTTCGATGGCATTGACTTTTACGGCACCCTTACCGTTGGAAATACGTTCTCGTCGGTGACGTCATCGTGGTACAACGCCACACTTGGCCTTAACCCGGTCGGTTTCGTCGGGAACCTTCAAGACCTCGCCTTTAACTATTTCGGGGCGACATCGCCATTCGCCAGTTACGCCGCAGAACTTTACGGTTACGGCACCGGCAATCTTTCCGAAACGTCGTCGGCCCGTATTTCCCGGGTGCTCGATGTTGTCGGGTGGAACGCAACCGACCGAAGCATCTCCACGACGCCCTACACAAACGTAGACGGTTGGACATTAGGTGAAAACGCCCTAAACCACTTGCGGACCATCACCGAAGGCGAGCACTCGAAACTTTGGTGCGACTCCGCCGGAGTGCTCACCTACACCGACCGTTACGCCCAATCGACCCGTCTTCGTTCCCGGGAACTCCAAGCGTTCTTTAACAATCTTCCTCTCTACTGGGGCGTTTCTCGAATCGGTTACTCCGGCCTCGACTGGACCTACACCGCCGAGCAAACCATTAACTCGTTCACCGTCTCCACGAGCGACAGTAACCCGCAAACGGATTACAACCAAACGGCGATTGACGCCTTTGGTGAACGCTCCCAATCGCTTTCAACCTACCTGTCTTCCACAAGTCAGGCATTGACCCTCGCTCAAATGGTCGTTTACGAAAACGCTAATGCGGCGATCATTCCGTCCGGGTTTCAAGTTTCGCCCGGAACATACCCGGAGTTGGAATGGCCGAGCCTGCTTCGCCTTGAACTAATGGACCGGGTTGAAGTGTGTTTCGGGGACCCTGCTGAAATCGGGCCCTTTAATCCTCGGCTC